TAAAAATATTAGAACAATTAAATGATAACACATTATCAGAAAATATTAATTGGGGTATTCATCCTATTAAAGGGTATGCAATACCATATAGAAGTAAGGGTAATCCATTGTTGAATAGTAGTTTTTCGTCAAGTGTGTTAACAGTGTTTTTAACAATATATTATTATATTGTTATTAAAAAATATACATTGACAGAATTAATGGTAAATTATGTTATTGATAATGATTTATTTGAAAAGTTCTTTGACAGTGAAAAACCAATTATTATTACATTTGATATTATATATGATTTATTAAGTACTGAAGAATTTAAAAAAGATTTTTTAAATAAATTATTATTAATTATATTTTCAACTATTAAATTACCAAATGAACGTTATAATACATCCTTTGTTGATATATTAAATATACCCAATGTTTATAAAATTGGATATTCTGGAACAATAAATATTAATTTACCTCAATTATCAAATATTAATAAATTTACAAATACAGATATAGTCAAAGATACAGATGAATTTAATAACATTAAATACGCAATATTAAAATCAATGTCTTTTACATATAATAAAACAAAATCAATCTTTGATATTGATGATTTAAATTTAAATAATTATAGTGCATTAATTGATACTGTTGGATTTTTTAAATATTCCAAAAATAAAGATATTGCATATACATTACATGAAATGTTTGTTGGATGTCGTGATATAATTTATATTGATGAAATTGATAATATATATGCGTTAATTGATGGTAAAATACATGCTTATAATCCAAATCACTTTTATACATCTCCGTTTATCTATTATAGTCAAGCACATATAATTGGTATAGATATCAAACAAGATTATTATCCATTAATGAAAGGATTATGTATAATTGATGATAAATCATATTATTCACAGGTTGCTCAAGCAATGTTTAGATTACGAAAATTAAATATGGGGCATTCGATTGATTTTATAAATATTGGTATAACACATAGTAAACAGGATATACTAGAACATATACAAAAAAACGAAGAACAACACAAGATAAATACACATAAATATTTATTATATCAAACACTAAAAACAGAAATAAGAAGTACTAAAAATATATTATTAAATAATGATAATATTGCAAATATAAATATTATTAAAAAACAAATAAAAGAAAATGAAGATATATCTTATAATATAAATCACGTTGAAACAATAAAATATTATTATAAAAATCATACACATAATCCAGCAGAATTATTAGAGGGAATAATAACTTGTTCAGATATTCTTATTAATACACATATAGAATGTTTGTATGATAGTATTATAGATGATTTACCAATATTAGTTTATAATATTAATTCTAATGAACAAGAGCAGGAACATGTTCAAGAACGAGAGCAGGAACAAGAACAAGAACAATCGTATCATACTATGACTATGTATGAATATCCTTTTATAAAAACAGAATATGTTAAATATGATTTTTCACTTGTAAAAGATGTCTGTTTTTTTGAAGATTATACAATTAATATAAATGAAATCATAAGTTGTTTGCCAAATATATTTACACAAATAAATACACATCATTTTATTAATAATAAATCTGGATATTTATTTGTGTTTATTCATAATAAATTATTATTAATTCCAGGATATTTATTAATCCAATTTAATGAATATCCGATTTTAAGTTTACATTTAAAAATAATTAATAATATTCAAATATCACAAACAGATTTAAAAATATTAAAAAATAATCATATATTTAAAATTATAAATTTAATAGATAATGGATTATTAAAAAAATTAAACTTGAATAATATAACTTTTTTATATTATTACATGATTAAATTTAAAATAGAACCAACTTTATTAGAACAAAAATTTTTAACTAAAATATCAAATGAATCACATGAAACCTTTTTAACTTTCTTTAAAGAAGAAATTGATAAAATAAGTAAAAAGGATCCAACCTTATTTTTAAAAAATCAGGAACAAGAACGAGAGCAGGAACGAGAGCGGGAACAAGAACGATTGTCGAAACAAGAAGAATCATATAATATTGCCGATGTGCATGGAGATCTTTTAGTAAATACAGAACATATTAAATATGATTTTTCACTTGTAAAAGATGTCTGTTTTTTTGAAGATTATACAATTAAAATAATTGGTGTCATGCGTTGTTTACCAAATATATTTACAAAAGTAAATACACATATTTTTATTAATAATAAATCTGGATATTTATTTGTGTTTATTCATAATAAATTATTATTAATTCCCAAATATTTATTAATCCATTTTAACGAATATCCGATTTTAAGTTTACATTTAAAAATAATTAATGATATTCAAATATCACAAATAGATTTAGAAAGATTAAAAAAAAATAATTTATTTAATAAAACTCTAAATTTAATAGATAGTGGATCATTAAAAGATTTAGGATATAATATTGCAACTTTTTTATATTATTACATGATTAAAATTAAAATAGATCCAACTTTATTAGAACAAAAATTTATAACTAAAATATCAAATGCATCGCAAGAATTACACGAATACTTTTTTGATTTAATTAAAGTGGAAATTAATAGAATAAGTAAAAAGGACCCAACCTTATTTTTAAAACATAATGATGCATTAAAATATTCGCAAAAATATTTATTTTATAAATCAAAATATTTAAAATTAAAAAATCAAATAAATTATTCAATAAAATCAACTTTATAAATGTTCATATGTTGATTAAATTCAAAAGAAAATTTATCAAAAACTAATGTTTGTATAATATTTGATAACTTTTTATTAAATTTATATTCAAAACTATCACATGTTTCGCATTTTGAATATAAATTTGATACTGTATAATTTAAATAATTAATTATTTCATGTTTATTTAATATAAAATTACCCATTAATGTTGATTTTATAATTAAAAATATTTTATTTTGTAAATGTTTGAATTGTTCATTGTTATTAAATAAATCTTTAATAATTAATGGTTCGATATTTTTTTCACAAAAATCAATAATAATATTTACATCAAGTGTATTAATTATTTGTTTTTTAATAGTATAAAGTTTATATTTATTTATATTAAAATCTAGAGTTTCAATATTATCTTTTATTAATATTAAATCTGATACATCCCAAATATAAATACTTTTATCATATGAACCAAATATAATGTGTTTACAATCTGGACTAATTGCGATATGAGAACAATTATTTATATGATTATTATTTGTTTTAATACATTCATATGTATTTGTATTTGAAATACAAATTGTTTTATTATTTGAACCAGAAACAATATACTCCCCATTAGAACTATATGCTAAACATGTTATATATTCTGTATGATTAGTATGCATAGCAAATATATGTCTGTCTTTTATATGATAATTATGAATTATATTGTCAAGTAAGCTATATACAATTTTTGTACCACATGGGCTATATACAACACACATGACATTTGTTTTACAAATAATTTTTTTATATGTATTATTAGTTATATTTGTAATACAAATGCTTTTATCATTTGAACCAGAAACAATATAATTATTATCTGGACTAAATGCAATACAATTAATTGTTGATGTATGACAATCTCTTTTAGTAATAATTCTACCAGTATTAATATCAATAATCCCAATTTTACATTTTGAACCATATGCAATGTATTTACTATCCATACTAAATGATATACATTTTATATAATCAGATATATTATAATTTTGGATACATTCATAATTATGTGTATCCCATATACGAATTGTTTTATCAATTGAACCTGAAATAGATATAATATATTTACCATTTGGACTATATGCAATACAATAAATCTCATATTTATGACCAATTAATGTTTTAATATATTCACCATTTATATTTAAAATATTAATGGTTTTATCTTTTGAACCATATGCAATATATTTATTATCTGAACTATATGCTATACATATTGCATTGGTTTTGTATTCTTTAATAATATCATCATGTGTTTCAATTGTAAAAGGTTTTTTATTATATATATTAAATACATCTGATTTTAGTTTTATAATATTTTTATCATATAGCGACATTATAATGAATATATAATATATTTATTATAATTTTGTTTTTCAATTTTTAAAAGAATTATTATAATAATTAATATATTTTAAATAAACCAAATAAACATATCAATGATAGTATAATCATACCACTAATATTATACATAAATGTTTGTGAAAATAATATAGGGTTTTTATCATCCGTATATTTTTTAATACATATACCATTGTCAGTATCCCAAATACACATAGTAGAATTTACTGAATTAGAAATAATAAATTTATTGTCTTGACTATAAATAATATTGGATATAGATTCTAAATGATTTGGAAATATTTTAATACATTTAGAATCTATTGTATTCCAAATACGAATTGTTTTATCAACAGAATAAGATACAATAAATTTACAATCAATACTAAATGCAACACATATAATACTATTCGTATGACCGAACATATTTTTATACGGCATTGTTGCACCAAGCACAAATGTATCATCGCATATTTTAATACAATTATTTGTATCAGTATTCCAAACTCGAATAGATTTGTCACGAGAGCCAGATACAATATATTTACCATTCGAACTATATGAAATACATGTAATACTATTAGTATGTCCGTAACAATATTTAATACAATGTCCGTTATTAATATCCCAAATATGAATATTATTATCAGATGAACCAGAAACAATATTATTTCCATTTGGACTATATGATACACAATTAATACCATTTTTACAATTAATTATTGTTTTAATATTTAATGATGGTTCTTTAAAGTTTGTATTAGACTCTATATCAGAATATGTATTTAGTGATTTTGTTACATTCATTATACTATTATAAATATATATTTATAATATTATAATAAATCAATTTTTAAATAAATAAAACTAGTACATAATTCCAATTCCAATTCCAATTACAATCATAATTACTGTAATATCAAATCCAATATTATAAAAATTAATTTTATTAACTGAACGTTTAATATAATCAAAAAATAAATTATATCCAATATAATAGTCTTCATTATAGTCATTATTATCATGGTCATAATTGTATTCATTGTCGTAAATATCACGACAATCTTCGTATGAAATAATATGTTCGCCATTTGGACTAAATTCAATATTAGTAATTTCTGATTCATGTTCTGTAAATGTTTTAACACATTCTAATGTGTTTGCATCCCAAATACGAATTGTTGCATCTGCAGAACCTGATGCAATATATTGATTATCTGGGCTATATACAACACATGTAATATAATTAGTATGACCATAACATTTATTTGGTATTTCTGACATTTCCTTAATTACACAATTAAAAATAGAAATTGAATTATCCTGAGAACCAATGGCAATACATTTACTATCATGACTAAATGTAATACAATTAATATCATCGGTATGACAGAGTACATGTTGAACACATTCTTTACTGCTTGTATCACATACATACATGATTGGATTTACTTGATTTAAAATATAAATAATGTATTTACCGTCTGGACTATATAATACGAAATCATAATTATTAATAATTTGACCTTCATTATCATAATATTTAATAGTCGCTTTATCTGAAATATTCCAAACCTGTACTGTATTATCAAAATCGTCCATATCTGATAAAGTATCAACACTATGATCTGTATCATGATCGCTTTTAGTCTCGCTCTCACTTTTAGTATCGCTCTCACTTTTAGTATCGCTCTCACTTTTAGTCTCGCTCTCACTTTTAGTATCGCTCTCACTTTTAGTATCGCTCTCACTTTTAGTCTCGCTCTCACTTTTAGTCTCGCTCTCGTCATCGCTATCACTATCAACATAAGGATGTTTTAGAATAATATTAATCATATTAATTATGGTTTTGTTCATTATAACATCTAATTTATCCATCAATATCAAATAAATTCAATTTTTAAAGATATAATAAATATATTTGTTTAAATATCCATTATTTGATTGTATAATTTCCTTTTTCGACATCTGATACAAAAAGGGATGCCCATGATGTTATCAACGAAGGTTTTGATTCTGTATAAAAAATATAATTAAATCTAAATGAAATATAAAAATTTTTACCTATAGCACTTTTAATAATACCATACCATTCATTATTTTTTTTATAAATTTTAATTAATAAACCCCCTGTTCTTAATTGTTTGTCGTATCTATTAATATATTTCATTGAACCTTTTGGGACTAGTGTTGAAAACAATTCAACAGAATCAATATATTCATAATCTTGCAAGTCTGATGAATATTTATGAATAAGATCATTAATTGGATCATGCAATATATTATTATCAACAAAATTATCTATATTTTTTAATCTTTCGTTCAAACATAACTTTACAAGTGTTTTATCTATCATTAATTATATAATATAATATATCTTTTTTTTAATTAAATTTTAAAACCTTTAATGTTTCATAAAATAGTTTTCTATCACCAATAATTGTTATCATATAATCGTGAAAACTTAATTCTAAATCTTTCGCATAAATAATATCTTTTAATATAATATCAATTAAACATAATAATTTTGAAATAATATAATCTTTATCTTTTGATTTTTCGTCAAATGAAATATCATATATTGACGCAACTTGTCCAATATTATATAAATGACCCGCTTCATAATCATAATCATCTCCTTCTAATGATTTACAATAATAGAAAGATATAGGATATATCAATGTATTTATTCTAGAATTAAAAATTTTATCAAAAACATCAGATGTTTTAATATATTGTAACTCTAGAAATTTATCTTGAATAAAATTATTATATTCATTTAATTTAACCAAATCTTGTTTTAATTTAATATAACACCCTCCATCTAATTGTGTTACATCCATATTAATATGATCTAATACATCTGAACGATTAAATGATTTTAATAAATTACTATAAAAGTAAGTGGTATCTTTGCCTGTAAAATCTTGAAGAATAAACTTTGTTTTATTTGATTTACTTAAACAATTATTTACGATTGTATATATTATATCTTTATCAGGTGCTTTATCATCATTAATCCATGGATAATCAATATAATTCATAGAACTATTTAATGCATATACTGTTACTTGGTTATTTCCCATTTTTCTAATAATTGGTTTATTATGTTCATCAATTATATTTTTACTATAAATAAGCGGATCCCCATTTTGTATAAAATATTCTTCAATTTTAAGATTTAATTCTAAATGTGGATCAATTAATATTATTAATTTATGTCCATCAAAATTATTTAAAAAACAAGGATATTGTTGATTATTCTCATCAGTTATAGTTGTATAAGATTCCATCGAACAACCAACAAACATACAAACTAATTTAACAGAGTCTTGATTAATATTATTATAAATTTCATTCCAAATTGACATTATTTAATATTAATATTAATATTAATAATAAATAATATATTCATTTTTTTTTTATAAATTTGGGTTAGTCCATCTTAAAATATTATTATATTTCAAGTTATATTGTGATATTTCTATTAAATTTAATAAAAATATAACTATTAAATTATTATATTTTAAATCATCATTTTTTTTAAAGTAATGATTAATATAATAAATAATTTGATTCATTGGTGTTTCAATATTTAATTCTGTTAAATATTTTTTAAAATTTCTAATAATATCTTTTTTTACAAAATCAATTGTATTTTCTTTGCTATATTTATAAATTGCTTTTTTTATAAATTTATTAAATGGTAATATACGTTTTTTATTATTATATATTTTATTTTCATCATGGTCATCAGAATAAAACCCATATTTATTATATTTAGATACACCATAAAGTAAAATATAATATGTTGAAAAACTATAACTACATTTATCATTAATATTAACTATACTTGTATCAATAATTGTTATATATTTTATATTTAATTCGATTGCTATTATTTTAATTTTAAAAAGAAAGTCATCAGTAAATACGGATTCATATTTATATATATTTATTGTATTATTTATTATGTCAAAATTAATTGATTTTATATTTGGAATACTAAAAATATTTTTATTAATATTTATTAAATTTGGAAAATATTGTTTTATTTTTAAAAAATAATCAATAATAGGTATCGTTTTTAATTCAATAACATGTATTATTTTAGGTTCAATAACAGGTATTATTTTAGGTTCAATAACAGGTATTATTTTAGAACACACTTGTTCATTAGATTTAGAACGATAACAATATAACATTAGGTCATTATATTCATTATAATCATTATCTTGAAATTTATTTATTTTAAATGAATATAATTTTGCATTTAATGACATTATTATATAATGATATAGAATTTAAATTAATAACAAGAAAATTTGAATTTTACTCTTATTATTAACAAACATTATTAATATAATGAACAATATTGGACTTTCTCTAACAATTAATAAATTTACTACTTTCTATGAATCTACACCACATTTTATTATGGTTGATTCTCAAGAATCTGCAAGAAAAGAAATTATTAATATTTTAAATACACATTATAAAAAATTTCATATTGATTTTCCAAGTGATTTAAGCGAATTTGAACATGAAGTATTTGGACATACTTATGTTCATGCAGATGCATTTGTATATAAACTCTTTATAAATAATAAATGGGAAGAACCATGGGAAACACAAGATCTTTATGATGATGTTATTGAACGAATTATTAAAGAAGAATCTGATGACCCGCCTGATTTCTCTGATATATATGGCGAACCAAATCCTGATGAAAGTATTAATGATAAATGTACCATGGAAAATGACGAATATAGTCAAGAAATGGAAAAGAAATTAAAAGAAATTATGACACAATCATCAACAGTTAAAATGAAAGACGATCAAGTAAAGGATTGCAAGTGTAAATCATGTCAAGAAGGATATGCACATCAAGATTTTCGAAAAATGAATCAACAAGAACAGTGCTTAAACACAACATCTGAACTCGAACCAATTTCTGAACTTAACCCTACACTTTAATTTAACATTTATTTAATATTTATTAAAAATTGAAATAATATTATTAATAAAATAATATTAAATATAATAATGAAATATAATCAACAAATAATAGAATCTAATCAACAAACAATGGAATATAAACAACAAATAAAACAATCTAGTCTTCAAACAAAAGAAATATATAATGAAATTTCTGATTATTTTGATGTATCAAGAGTTAGAATATGGCCTTGTGTTAAAAAATTTTTAGATACTTTTCAACCAGATTCAAAATTATTAGATGTTGGTTGTGGAAATGGTAAAAATATGTTATATCGTACTGATTTAGATTTTAAAGGTATTGATTTTTCTATAAAATTAGTTGATATCTGTAAAAAGAAAAAATTAAATGTTATAGAAGCATCGATGACATTATTACCATTTAATGAAAATATGTTTGATGGTATTACTGTTATAGCATCATATCATCATTTATCAGATGATATTGAACGAAAGCAAACGTTGGATGAAATATATAGAATAGTTAAAAAAGACGGACTGGTATTACTTGTTGTTTGGGCGATGGAACAACCAAACGATTCTAAATTTAATTTTACTAAATCTGATGAATTAGTAAAATGGAATTCCGTTAAAACAAATAAAATCCATTATAGATATTATCATATTTATTCAAAAGGGGATTTAATTGAAGAGATTACTCGATTAAAACCAGAATTTAATATAGAGTATGAATATTTAGAAAAAGGAAATTGGGTTATTTGTTTAAAAAAATAATATTTAAAATAAGTGCTATTGTATAACCTGACACAACATATTTTATTGAACCATATATTAAAATTTTTTTATTTATATTAAAATTTTTTTATTTATAATAATATTTTTACTAATGCTAAAATTAGTCAATTAGGTGTATTAATACTTTTCAATAATATCTTTAATATTGTGATATGTTTTCTCATCAATGATCTTACCGTGATTATAAAAATACATAGTCTCATTAGTTTTAATAATTGAACCATTAAATCCATCATCATTTAATTCTTGTTCAAGTTTTTCAATATCAATATTACGTTTTGATGAAAATCTGATACTTTGTGATTTTTTATCTTATAACAAAGATACCTTAATATTTCCACCCCCTTTTTGTGATAATTCTAAATATTTTTTTTTATATTTTTCATATTTTATTTGATAAACACGTTCCATTATATATATATATATATATATAAAAATTGATAATATCAAATAAAATTGTAGTAATAGTTAAATCACTTGGTAAAACCGTTATTGTATAACCAGACACAACATATTTTATTGAACCATATATTAAAATTTTTTTATTTATAATAATATATGACAAATATTATTTTATGTGGAAATATTATTGAAATTATTAATACAACACAGGGTTATATGGCTTTTTTAAAAGATAATGGTAATTTAAATATATATAATATATCAAAAGAACATATTGAATTATTTAACAAGATATAAAATATTGGTGAAATAAAAACAATATCGATTAGTTATAATTTATCAAAACTAATATTAATAAAAAAAGATAATATTGTTCAAGTTTTTGATTTTGTAGATTTTAAATTTGTAAAAAAGAAACAGACATTAATACTAATGGATGTAATATAGTAACATGTTGTTTATCTGTAAATGGGAAATTTTGTTATTTATCAGCTGAAAATACTGTTCAAGTATGGAATTTATATGATTTTAAACAAATAACAACTCTAGAAACAAATGGTTTTGTAAATAAATTAAAAAATAATAATGATATAATTCTAGTTGGAACTGAATTAGGATATATTTATCATCTTAAAAACCAAAATGATTTAATAAATATAAAAAAAAATATACATGAATGCGTAAATGATATAGATATAAATAATTATGATATTTTCGTAACAGGAGATACAGAAAATTTAGTAACTTTATGGAATAATGAAAATATTATAAAATATGAAAGACATTATAGTAGTATAATAGATGTAAAAATAAATTACTTGTTATATCAAAAGATATTGATAATGAATTAATATTATGGAAAACTGAAAATAGATTAGAATATTATCATATTCCAATAAAAGCAGATAGATTTATTTTTAATAATGAAAATATAATATTTTTAAAAAATTTTGTTAAAACAAATAAAATCCATTATATATATTATTATATTTCTTCAAAAAGGATTTAATATATTTTATGATATTTTAGAGAAAAATACCATAAAATTTGAGAATAATATTGAAATTATAGATAAAAATAATTAAAATTAAATTTTTTCACACATCCCATTATCATATTTATTATACATTGTAATAACTTGTGATTTTCTCAATACATTTCCTGGTATACTATTGAGTAACATGTGTCTTGAATTAATCTTAAATTCGTCATTTGATACAGGTTTTTTAGTAAATACGACTTTGATTATAAAGTCATGGAACGGTGCAGAAACCATCACAAACTCATTAAACTCTTTTTGTTGATATTCAATACCTCCTATAACAAAGGTGAGATTCGCATCCAATCCTGTTGATGATTCGTATTTAATATTATCTATGATGTCACAGATTCTACCAGAACGATATTCATAGTAATACTGTCCACTTGAATCTTTTTTAATCAATTCAACATTATTATATACAACATGTTCAGTTGTATAATATGTTATACCAGCAACGTCCTCTGGTTGTTGAGATAATAGCATCATGCCTTCTGAATATGATTTCAATGTGTCAGAATGTTTAATATTCAAGTCTTTCAAGAAATTTGATAAATTAATTCTATTACTCATTATATATTTAATATAAAAAAGTATTCTTTAATTTAACATTTTTTCCATATGTTTTTGATAAATTATGTATGAACCCATATTTACACACAATTGAATTATCTGTATTAATGTAAATGAACATAACTTTTTATTGATTTTGGTATAATAAATTTATAAGAAACACATTATTATTTAGAAAAATTGATAATATTATTATAAAGATTATAATAATATTATTACTAATGTCAAAGAAAATTCTAGTAATAGTTGAATCACCAGGTAAAACTGCTAAAATTAGTCAATATTTAGGTCCAAATTATATTGTTCGTGCATCATATGGACATGTACAAGATTTGGATAAAAACACATTATCAATTGATGTTGAAGATAATTTTAAACCATACTATGTTACAACACCAGATAAACTTGGTGTTGTGAAAGATTTAAAAAAAATAGCAAAAGATTGTTCTGACGTAATTTTAGCTGCAGACGGTGATAGAGAAGGTGAAGCAATTGCTTTTTCATTAGCTACAGTATTAAAATTATCAAAACCAAAAAGAATAATTTTTTACGAAATTACAAAAAATGCATTATTAAAAGCATTAGAAAAACCAACAATAATAGATCAAAATATGGTTAATGCACAACAAACAAGACGAATATTAGATAGATTAGTCGGGTATAAAATTAGTCCTGTATTATGGAAATATTTAACAGCTGGTGCTAAATCTGCAGGTCGTGTTCAATCAGTTGTCGTTAAAATTATTATTGATAAAGAAAATGAAATTAATAAATCTATATCAAAATCATATTTTAAAACAATTGGTGAATTTACTTTTAAAGAAAATACAAAAATAAATGCAACACTACAAACAAATAATAAAATGTATCAATTTGAAACAGAAGAACAAGGTAAAACATTTTTATCAAGTATTAATAAAAAATCTAAATATAAAGTTATATCAGTTGTTAATAAAGAATCAATTAGGAAAGCATCAAGTCCGTTTATCACATCAACACTTCAACAAGAAGCTAGTACTAAATTACATTTTAATGTTAAACAAACAATGGACCTTGCACAAAAATTATATGAGAATGGTTTAATAACTTATATGAGATCAGATAGTCCAAATATAAGCAAAGAAGCAATTGATGATGCAACAAATTATATTATTAATACATTTGGTGATGAATATTCTGACCCAAAAAATTATAAATCCAAGAATTCAAATAGTCAAGATGCACACGAATGTATTAGACCCACTCATTTAGATATACCAGATCCAGAAGATATTGATGGATATGCTAAAAAATTATATACATTAATATGGAAAAGAACAATTGCGTCTCAAATGTCAAATGCGAAAGTTAATATTCAATCAATTCAAATTGATATTATAAATAATAAAGAATCTATATTATTATTTAATTCGACACAAACATATTTTACATCAACATTAGAAAATGTTGAATTTCCAGGATATTTAATTGTGTATGATAATAATTTAGAAGATGAAGATAAAATAATTGGTAAATTAACAATTAAAGTAAAAGACAAAGTTGAACTTGGTAATATTATTATTAGTGAAGAATATACAAAACCTCCATTAAGATACAATGAAGCAGCATTAGTTAAATATTTAGAAAAGAATGGTATTGGACGCCCATCAACATATGCATCAATTATATCAAAAGTAATAGAACGACAATATGTTGAAATTAAAAACATTGATGGTGTGCAGAAAGAATCTAAACAAATAATATTTGATTCAAATTATAAAATGAAAGAAATAAATAAAGATGTTTTTATTGGAAAAGAACAAACAAAATTAGTATCTACAGAAATGGGTAATCAAGTAAATGATTTTATGGTTAAACATTTTGAACAAATATTAGAGATTGATTTCACATCTAAATTTGAAACTTATTTAGATAAAATTTCTGACGGAAAGGCTAATTGGATAACAATATTAAAAACATTTTATGATATATTTAATCCAATTGTTGAAAAATTAAATAGTGAATATATTACTATTAATAAATTAGAAACTGATAAATTACTAGGAACTAGTGCAAATAATAAAAAAATATATGCTGGAACAGGTAAATTTGGACCATATATTAAAATAGAAATAGATACTAGTAAAAAATGGAGATTTGTAAAATTAGTAGACTTTACTATCGAAACAGTATCTCTAGAACATGCATTAGAATTATTAGAATGGCCAAAAACATTAGGTAAATTAGATGGATGTATTGTAACATTAAATACAGGACCACATGGAATATATATAAAATGTAATGGAAAAAATTATTCAATTAAAAATGATTTAGAATCAGTTGATAATATAACAATTGATGATGTTCGTAAAATAATTGATACATACGACCCATATGCTATAAAATCATTTAAAGTTTCTAATAAAACAATAAATATTAAAAAAGGGGAATATGGGCATTATGTACAAATAATATCTGGTAAAAAAAAGCAAAATATATCTATCCCTGTCTCTTATGATATTGATAATATTAATATTGATGATGTATTATTAATAATATCAAATAAAAATGGTTTAAAATCTTTTAAAAAATAACTTTAGAAAAAATATTTTCTATTGTATATTAATATATAATGTCTTTTGAAAATACTGAATCTTCGCAAAACACTGAATCTGATGATTCTAATTCTGAATCTAATTCTAACTCTGAATTAAATAACCAAGAAGAATTTACAAATTCTATCGAAACACCACCACCAACAACAACAACAACACCACCAACAATCCCACCAACAACCCCACCAACAACAATAATATGTAAATCTAATTCTGGAAAAATAATGTATCTTATTTTTCACATGATTATGACATTTATTGCTTTATATTTAAGTTGGAAATGTAATGGTGGTAAATTTGATTTATTAGGATTTCTACTTGCTCTAATTGTACCTTATTTTTATATTATTTATATACTTGGATTTAGAGGAACATGTGCATTAGAATTTACCAAGGCAGTAGAAGAAGCAGCTAAAACAGCAGCCAAAGCAGACCCATAAGTATCAGCGTAAATAAACCAATATAATATAACACAAATGTATGATTTTTTTAATAAATATTTAAAAAAATCTATCATATTAATATAATGTCAAAAATTGTAATACAAAAATCTAATGTAGAAATGGGGACTAACACAGATACTAACGCGGATACTAACACAGATACTATTGCGGATACTAACACAGATACTAATACAGATACAACTATTATTATAAACACCACTGTTGTAAAGAAAGATAATTCTGGGTTATATATATATCGTATATTTCGTATATTAGTTGTATTTGTTGCAATATATATTGCATTGTTAAGTAATCCAGTAATATTTAGTTTTTCATTTTTATTTTCATTTTTAGCAGCAGTATTTTTCCCATACATCTATATTTTATTTATATTAATATTTCATAGTAGTAATTTAGTAAAATTTTCAAAAGTGCCTGAAAATAAATTGTATTAAATGGTTTAAAAAAATGTTAAAAAAATATTTTATAAAAATTTATAAAATATTTTTTTTGTTTCCCATACATCTATATTTTATTTATATTAATATTTCATAGTAGTAATTTAGTAAAATTTTCAAAAGTGCCTGAAAATAAATTGTATTAAATGGTTTAAAAAAATGTTAAAAAAATATTTTATAAAAATTTATAAAATATTTTTTTTGTTTCTCTATCATCACTATCCTCTACCCTCTATCTCACCATCCTCCATCGCTACCTTCTATCACTAAACCACCACTCGTCTTTTGCTGGCTAGACTCAAGGTTGCACCATCCTTCATCACTACCTTCTATCACTAAACCACTACTCGCCTTTTGTTGGCTAGACTCAAGGTTGCACCATCATCCATCACTACCTTCTATCACTAAACCACCACTACCTTTTTGTGAGTCCAAGGTTGCACCTTCTTTCCACCAAGCTTCTTTGGAGGTGGAGGTGTTGCCTTGGTTAATTTTTTCACGACAATCGGTGCAGAAACAAACGCGTTGAGGAGTTGTTCGATATGCATGATGTTCGTGTGAAACGTGTTCTCAGGCATTGGATACATACTGTTCTTGCACAAATAATGGACCATATCCAAGACCCACTTATCCGGCACATCCCCTTGCTTGTCGGACTGTGGCTTTGGCTTTGTGACTCCACAAACGACATTATAAGAAGGTGTTCCTTCTGGACGCAAATCACTCTCGACATGTGGTTTCAGGTTCCGTCCAAACTTCTTTGCAAACATGTGGACGTCATCTTTCACAATATCGGCGATCGCAGCATCGGGAAATGGACCAATTTTCATCGTGTAACCACGTCCCTTGCATAGGCACACATACAACTGTCCAGATGGAAGAGACAATATCGCATTAAGAGGTTGCGCACCATCCGCAAACTTTTCATCCAATTGCTGCTCAAGACCAATATCAAACTCTTCTAAATCATCAACTGGTTCTTCAAAAGAGACAGAAGAGTCATCGTCCGACTTATCACCCGACTTATCACCCAACTCATCGTCAGAGTCATCGCCAGACTCATCATCAGAGTCAGAGTCAGAGTCATCAGAAGAGCCAGATGAGCTAGAAGAGCTAGAAGAGCCAGAAGAGCTAGAAGAGATAGAAGAGTCATCGTCAGAGTCAGAGTCATCGTCCGACTTCTCAGCCTTTGCTGCAAGTCGAGTCGACCGCAACCTTGCTAACCTTTTCTTCTCCTCAGCCTTTGCATCAAGTCGAGCCGCCAGCAACTTTGCTAACTTTTTCTTCTTCACCGCTGCTTTTTCATCCATGATTTCCTTCTGCTTCTCATGAATAATAGCCATTTGTTCCTCTTGTTCCTTTAGACGCGCAACGCATTTTGCATTCTCAGACGGGTTCAAAGACGATGATTTAGGGATAAAACACCACCCATTTTTGTTATCTTTAACAAACTTGTTGAAATCACCATTGTATTGTTCCCAAAAACCATTAAGGATGAATTTGTTGTAAAACTCTTCATTCTCTTGAAACGTTGCGATATTGACAGGTGCCATTTTCAAATACGGAAGTTCTAGGTTGACTTTGTACCATTGTCTCACCACGTCTGTCCTGTATAACATAAACTCTTCAACCAAAAGTCCCATGTTTTCACATCCCATCTCAATGTACTGTTTCGCGCGGTAACCACTAATCCCATATTTCAGAACAAGTTCAACAACTTTCTTGATTTCTGGGTTGTGTTCGACCCATTCAGGAAACGTTCTAGAAAATCCTGGACTGCAAGCATTGTTATACAAATCAAACATGCTGCTCGGAACGTTGAGATATTCTCCCATGACCTTAGGATCTTTGTGTCGAGGCATATCGAGGAGCCATTCATGTAAACCGCCATAGTCTATCAGAAGTTCTTCGCAGTTGGATTCCCAATAATGAGTCTTGCGATCAACGAACAAAACAAACTTTTTGTAGATCGGTTCCCGCACCCGCCAATAGCAATACCAATTTGTGAACTTTACAAGATCTATTTCGAACTGTTCAACAGACACCCCTTGGAAATATGCACCAGTCTTGAGGTATTCATAATGAATAATGTTGGTGAAGGGCGTCAAGGATGACCGGTACATTTTGTATCGTAGAATTCGAAACCACTTGACGATCTTCATCGCAGCCTTTTCGAGGCGGGTTTGTTCGGTCTTTCTCTTGATAAATTCACGAATCGACGTGTTGTCAATGAGGCCATGATCGAACAGGTTCTTTGACGGCAAATCGTGTCCCATACTGATATCCTTTTTCCCGTCATTGATTGATACAAAACCGCCGTAGACATGACCCTTTCCTAGACCCCTCAAATCTCTCATATGAGAGATAATCTGCTTCTTGATACTAGTGATCTCCTGCTTGTTTTTCGTATCATCGAGTGCCGATCGCAATATCTTGATGTCTTCCTCAATCTGGAGTTTCTGAACTGCTTCAATCTCTGGAGACTTGCATGAACATTCGCCATCGAAAAAAAAGGTTTTACACACCCGTGGGACGTTGTGATGAGGTCCATGGAAACAGTTGGGACCATGCCGACACTTTGTAGATTCTGGAACAAGTTCATCGCAAGCTAATAATTCTTGGGTGCGTAACTCTTTCTTACAAGGACCCAATAAACGAGCGTGGAGACAAGATAATATTTCGATCTGTTGTGGAGTAAGTCCAATATATGGAGAAATAGACTGACCACGACGCATCAGTCCATTTACATCTGGCGTGTACTCACACATATTTCCCATAGCGGCAACCACTCCAAGCATCATCACAAACGAATTCTCTCCGCAAAATTCATCGATCCCAGATCTACGTTGATAATGGTGAAGGAATGCCGCGTCGATTTCGGACTTGTGCGTTGTGAACTGGTAATCCAAAAACGTTTGAAGTTCGAGAATTGGTATGTCCTCTTTACCAGCAATCCACCTGCTAATAGTTTCAAAAGATTGTTTCTCACAAATCTGTTCAACGGTATGAGCGAACGAACACCTTGGGTTGTGACAAGTACTGTTGTTAACAATAGCCCGACATAGCGCAGTTGGGCGTTGCCGAGTATCATGTCCTGAAACATTACGTCGTCCCGTTCCCACCACCTGCGCAGCCTGTGCAACCAGTGCAGCCAGTGCAGCCTGCACCTGAGGTACCCATTTAGGACCACTCGTTGCTCCTTGAAACTCCGGGTAATGTTTTTTGTGACATTTAGGGTTGTCGCATTGACCATAGTTCATCCAGTTATCACACGACATAAAACGGGGTCCTTTTCCTTCTCCGTGACAAGGATTGTCCTGTCGATGCGAACACTTCATTCCAGAACATCGCCCAACCGCACATTCCGTCGCCCAAAGACCGCAAACTAGCCTTTTTTCTCCATCAATGAGACTGAGACACACGGTGTTCGACAAACAACACGGTTTTTTAATAGGGGGTGGTGGGCGTGGTGGGCGTGTGCGTGGTCCTACTGTAGTCCAATCGTCATCGGCACCATTGCCACCACCTTTGCCGCCAGCACCTTTGATGACAGCACCATAGTCAGCGGCACCTTTGCCGCCACCTTTGCCACCACCTTTGCCGCCACCTTTGCCACCCTGCGTAGAACGCATCGGGGGGCGGATACTATCGTCAGCGGCACCTTTGCCACCTTTGCCACCTTTGCCACCTTTGCCACCCCGCGTAGAACGCGACGGGTAGCTTTCACAAACGTCAGCGACACCTTTGCCACCTTTGCCACCTTTGCCACCCCGCGTAGAACGCGACGGGTAGCTTTCACAAACGTCAGCGACACCTTTGCCACCTTTGCCACCCTGCGTAGAACGCATCGGGAGACCACCACCAGCACCTTTACCACCATGTGTTGTGTTTTCGTTACTATTAACGGTCGCAGTCCCACTCGTAGAGGTGGACTGGACGGTGTTACCCAGCGTTGCCGCTGGACCTACGCTCGCAGCCGCCTCCTTAGAGGGGGTCTGGGCGGTGTTACCCGGCGTTTCCGCAGGATGAACGCCTTCCCCACGGGGGAAGGAAATTGGAATATCGTTTTTCATAATTGGTTCCATCTACTTTTATTTTATATAACCTGTATAAACATGAAAAATCAATTTTTTTACATTTGATTTAAAGCACATGAATTATACTGGGATATCTTTTTATTCAAATTATTCATATCTGTTGATGTGATGTTTGATTTATAATAATCTTTAATATCAATTTGTGATGTATTATCACGTATAGCACGTAATACTTTGTTGCTATCAATACCAGGTTCTACTTTATCGTTTAAATTCATAACAATACTTTTATCAGTTGTATTATTATAACCTTTTAATAACAAAAATAATGGAATTAATGGAACTTCTGCTTTGTTAGTAAATTTTTCAATAACATTGGTATTCCCTATATCACTAGTGTTTGGACATACATTAATTCCTAAATTTTTTTCATTTAACATGGTTGATGTCGATTGTTTTAAATTAGAAGGAGTTATACCATAAATACTTTGACACATAATATGTGGGGATAAAAATGGATTACTATATGGTTTTGATGGATCAAATTTTAAACTTGGGCAATCTGAATTTAGTCTATTTAAACCATATAATTCATTTTCAACACTTGCTCTGGATTCAAATGGAATATTATTAGATTTTGTACAAGGCACACATGATTCATATTTACCTTTGTATAACGAATATTCAAGTGGTTCCGTGCTTTCTTTAATTGTTGTTGCGTATGCACAAGAATCATATCTTAAACGATTGGAACTCATATATATATATAATTAGAAAAAATATTTTTTATATAATTTAATTTATTATCTAAGATTTTATAAATGGTAGAAATATGGTATCAATATCCAGAAATTTTATTAAATAATTTAAATGAATTTATTCCAAATAATTCATTATCAAAATCTAATAATATAAATGCAATTGCGCGTTTTGCTATTTATTTTTCATTATTAATATTAATATTTAAACAAGATATTAAATGGTTATTAATATCATTATTATTACTATTTATTAGTTATTATTTAAATATTAGTAATTATTTTTTTAATAAATCAACTGTAAATAATTCTTTGTTAACGAGAACAACAAATGAAAATCCTTTTATGAATAATATAATTAATAATACATTAAAAAATTCTAATACTTTTTCGCAATTATTACCAAATAATATATCTATAAATAGTGATCCTAAAACTAGTTTAAATTTTTCTAAAAATAATTTAGAAAAAACACCTATATATACACAATCACAACCAAAATTTGATTATGTATTACCTCAAACAGAAAATATGTCAGAAAATATGTCAGGAAATAACAATATTAATGATGATTTATGTTTAACATCAAATAATAATAAATCATGTTTATCAACAAATGAAATAATTAAAGATAATAATTTACCAAATAAATATAAAATAAATGACGAACTTAAAAAAGAAATTAGAAAAAATTATAGATCACATTTAAAATTTGATTCTATTGATATTTGGGGTAAATTAATAAATGATAGAAATTACTATACTGCCCCTAATATTGATATTGTAAATGATCAGGAAGGATTTGCAAAATGGTGTTATACAAATGATGGTAAAAGCGGAAATTGTAAAACATATGGTAAAGATTGTGTCAAAGATTCGTATATATTGGGTCGTAATAAAATATAAAATATATTATAATATAATGAATAAAGATTTTAATAAAAATGATAAAGATAATTTTTATTATAATATAGGTGCGATTGGTCCTGGTAGAGGATTTGGTAATTTAGATGTATCAAACAATATACATTTTGGTAATGCATCTCGTGATGGTATAAAAGAAAATAATCAATTATTAGATCATAAATTTCAATTTTTAGATAGAGATTATCAAAATCCAAAACATATAGTAATGTCTATACCAAGAGGAGGATGTAGTACGCGTGATAAAATACAATTAGTCAACAATACTGTTGGTGAAAAAATTATTTTTAATTATTAATTTAGTTGTGTTTAAAATTTTAATATTTTAAAAATGATTAATAATGGATAAAAAAAGAATTAATAAATGTTTAAAATCATATTTAATAGCAAAACAATATTATGAAGTCGATATGGATAAGTCTCGTGATTATTTCAAACAATGTATTAAAATATTAAATGAAATTAAAACAGATGAAAAAGGAATAAATAAAGATTTATCATTAATAATGGATGAAACAGAAACACAGTGTTCTGTGTATTTAACAAATACTATTAAACATGAATTTGAATTACCAATATTACAAAATAATATACAAAATAATTCTGAATTATTTGAAATAATTGAAACAGGTGATATTGAACAAATTAAAAAATATAATTTTGGAGATGTAAAATTTAATATTTATAATAACGATGGAAATACACCACTTCATAGTGCTATTATATTTGGTGATACATTATTTATTAAACATGCGTTAAAAATAGGTGCATGTATTGATCAAACAAATGTTCATGGTCATAGTTTATTAGAATTTGCGTGTTTGGCGAAAGATCCAAATTTAATTAATTTTTTAGTATATTATGGAGCAAATATGAAAAAACATTTATTATTTAGAGAAAATAAAAAATATTTTAATAGTGGGTATGAATTAGATATTATTTTATTAGAAATATTTATATTAAAAACATCTGACAATAATAATATTAAATATTTAAATTGGATATTTGAATATATTGATCCAACAGAAAATATATCTGTTGAATTAGTAAAAGAAAAAAATTTAGAATATAATATTAGTTTTAAAATATTAATTTCTAAATTAGATAATTTAATAGCAACGTTTGACGAGTCTTGTAGGAACACATATATTGCTATATTAAAAGAAGAACTTGAGCATGATTTTATATATAAATTAGGTTGTCCAAATAAAAAAATAGATATAATTTTATATAATTTAGTCCCCTTCATTAATTTTAATAATTTACAATTATCGTGGTTATTAAGTTTAGAAATAAAATTTTTAATTTTACATATTTATAAAAACAATATAAATATTAATATTAAGAAATTAAAAAATGAATTAAATGAAAACTTGGATAAAACTTTTATTAAAACTAATATTTATACACATGGTTTTATTCAAGTTATATTATCACAATGGATATCTAAAATTAAAAATTAAATAATTTTTTCTAATTATATATATATATATATGAGTTCTAATCGTCTAAAATATGATTCGTGTGCATACGCAACAACCATTAAAGAAAGTACTGAACCACTTGAATATTCATTATACAAAGGTAAATATGAATCATGTGCACCTTGTACAAAATCTAATAATATTCCATTTGAATCCAGAGCAAGTGTTGAAAATGAATTATATGGTTTAAACAGACCAGGGACAGATTGCCCAAGTTTAAAGTTTGATCCATCAAAACCATATAGTAATCCATTTTTATCCCCACATATTATGTGTCAAAGTATTTATGGAATAACTCCTTCTAATTTAAAACAATCAAAATCAACCATGTTAAATGAAAAAAATTTAGGAATTAATTTATGTTCGGTACCTAAATAGATTTTTTAATATTATTCAAAGTTAAAAATTAATTATATAAAGATTATAATTTATAATATTTATATATGTCTCAAAAATTTCCTATAATTTTATCTTTTGACGTTGGTATTATTCATTTATCATATTGTTTATTAACAAAGAAAGAATTTATTAAACCAAATGGAACTAAATATATTGATTGGTGTATTATTGATTGGAATAATATCGATTTAACCAAAAGAATAGATGAAAAATGTGAATGTGGATTAAAAGCAAGTTTAATTCACGCAATAGATAATAAACTAATATATTATTGTAAAATTCATGGTAAAAAAATTAATACAGATATAGAACCTTTTGAAACTTATTTTTGTGCGTGTGATAAAAATAAATCAGATAATTGTTGTTATAAAATTAATTCAAAATCAACTAGCAAACAATGTGCTAAAAAATCAGGATATTCAAAATTAAATAATAATTATTGTAATGCACATGCAAAACAAATATTTAAAACAGAAACAAAATTATTACAAATGAAACCTTTTAAAACAAAAAGTTCTAAATGTCTTAATTTTGATGATGTAAAATACGATTTAATTATGGAATTAGAAAAACGTACAAATTTATTAAGTGCTGATTACGTTGTTATTGAAAATCAACCATCTTTTAAAAATCCTAGAATGAAATCTATAGCAACTACAATTTATGATTATTATTTAATTAGAGGAGTTATTGATAAAGAAATTACAAAATCAAACATAACTAATGTTAAATTCATGTCACCGTCAAATAAACTTAAAATTATTGATGATGGTGATACAAAACAATTAGTAAAAGCAAAACACACACCTGGAGCAGCTTTTTATAAATTAACAAAAACTTTAGGAATTAAATATTGTTTAGAATTAATAGAACATTTACCAGAATCTGTTGCACATTTTAAGTCTCATAAAAAGAAAGATGATTTAGCAGATTCTTATTTACAGGGTGCATATTTTTATACATATTCAATAGAAAATAAAGTATAAAAAATAAAAAAAATTGATTTAAAATTATTTTTATATTATTTATATATAGTAATAATGTATGACCCAGTAATTTTTAAACTTGAATCAGGTAATTCCGACTTTTTAGAAAAGTCAGATACTGAAAACATATTAACCAGTTCAACCATTAATATTCCAGTAATCAGTTTAGGATTTAATAATTATTTTCATCGTACTAAAAGTGCAATGTCAATCACTAAAAATCTTAAATCTAAAAATAATTTTTATTTTGTTGTAAATCCGTTTGAAGAAAATATTGCGGATCACAAAGATTCACTAAATAATATAACCAAATATTATTTAAATATTAAAGACGATAGACCAGATATTTTATCAAGAAATTTCTATAAAATGTGGGAAATGTTATACATGTTTAATCTTGTAGATAAAAAAGATATAACTTATGCAGCATTATCTGAAGGACCAGGTCCTTTTATACAAGCTGTTATATTATTTCGTGAAAAATTAGGAACAGGAATATCAAATGATAAAATTTTTAGTGTACAAATTCATTCTGATAAAGGAAAATATTTAGAAATGGGAAAACAATTCATGGGATTTTATAATAAACAAGCTCCAGGATTAATTAATATACAAAATACAAGTAGTCCAAGTAAAAGTAATCAATTAAAAGGTAAATCAACAGGTGATATAACAGAACTTAAAACAATTAGCTTATTTAAAAAAGATATTGAAAAGTCTAAACAATATGCTGATTTAGTAACAGCTGATGGTGAAATAGAATGGGATGATCCTAATTTCCAAGAACAAGAAGGATATAAATTAATATTAGGTGAAATTATAACTGCTCTCAATGTTCAAGCAAAAGATGGTAATTTTGTACTTAAAATATTTGAAAGTTATACAATACCAACTATTAAATTATTATATATATTATCAAGTTTTTATAATGAAACATATATATATAAACCATATTTTTCACGAATGTCGGATTCTGAAAGATATGTTATATGTAAAGGATTTAAATATGATCCTAAAAAAGATTCTACTTTATTAAATAAAAGAATTAAATCATTACAAAAAGTATTAGAAGAAATGAATACATTAAGATTCTTATATGATATTTATCCAGATCTTATAATACCTCAAAGTTTCAAAAATAAAATTAAATTTATCAATATTAATATCGCAAATCCACAACAAATTATGATTAATAAAATTGTTAAATATATTAAAGAAAATAATTATTTTGGAGATAATTATCATAATTATAGAGAAGAACAAATTGAAGCAACAAAGTGGTGGGTTAATATATTTTATCCACCATCCAAAAATTTATTTGATAAAAATAAAGAAGATTTACAGAAAAAAGTTAATACTGCTATCTATAAATATAATGTTGAACAAGAAATATTTTCTAATCAACTAGTATCTTAAAAAATTTATTTATAAAAATATTATTATAATATTATTTTTATAAAGAATATATTGTATTCAGAAAACATATCCAATATATATTATTTATATAAATGAATAAGAATTAGTATCATAATTCACGACATTATCAATGTCGTCATGTTTTACATCATCTGTAAAATGCACAAAGGTATCTTTAAAATCATCACTTTTAAGAGACGTTGGTTGTTTATTAGGTGGTTTATCAGGTGGTTTATCAGATATTTTATTATTATCAGATGGTATATTATGTTTTGCTAGATCTTGTTCATATTTTGTTTGAACTGTATTAAATGATTTACCATATAAACACTCCATTATTTGTTCTCTTAATTTATTTTTAACAACTTGATGACTTTTGGCTTTTCTTATCGAAATTCTTATTAAATCTTTATCTAATATTTCTTGAATTGTCATTTGTCCAGATAAATTAATACATATTAAATTAGCTAATGCTAAAGCACTTGCTTCGTCTTTACTTGGAATTATTAGTTCTTTTGAAAGTGGATCAATTTCAATATTAGGAATTATTTGTTTCCATTTTTCATAATCATTTAAAGATGGGATTATAATTTTTATACAATATAAATAAGGATATTCTGCACCACTATTATAAATAATTTTAGACCATGGATATGGACGATCAAATTCTTGTACATCAGATATCTGTCTTTTGTTCTCTCTTGTTCTATTTTGTATTCTATTTTGTATTCTATTTTGTGTTCTATTTTGTGTTCTATTTTGTATTCTATTTTGTTGTTTAATTTCTTGTTTAATTTCTTGTTTATTTTCTTGTTTATTTTCTTGTTTATTTTCTTGTTTATTTTCTTGTTTATTTTCTTGTTTATTTTCAGACAAAATTTCTGGTTGATTATCTGATTTATTATCTGGTTTATTATCTGATTTATTAATATCATTAATCTGGTTAATAAAAATGATTATAATAATTGCAATAAAAAAATAATTAATTAACATATTTATTAACAATAGAAAATAATTAATTTAAAGGTTAAATAATTTATTTATTTTTTAAAATAATTATAATCGACGTATTGGTTGTCTAAATATAAGTTTAAAATCTTTGTCATTGATATTATCTTCAGAATATTCAATATTTGGTTTAATAAAAAGAATTTCACCAGATGCTTGTATCATATCGCTAATATTTAATGTTACATAAGATTTATTAATAATATTTATATCTAATTCTGAACATAATTTTGGATAATATTCAAACTTAGTTTCACACGTATTTATTATTAAATCTTTATTATTTTTAACATTTAATATTATATCAGTATTTATTTTTTTATTAAAATATTCATCTAGATACCAATAACCAATATCATATGTAATAAAAGGATTAAAATCTAAATATTTAACACCATTTTTTAAATAATTATAAAGAGACCAATTAAATAAATAAAATGATGTAAAAATCTTATTTTTATCTTTTAATAAAACATTAAATGTTGTATATTTATGATAAATTAATGATTCTGTATAATAAAATATTTTTCCAAAATAAAATATTAATTCAACAAGTTCTTTATTAATTTCAATATTTGTTTCACCTAAATATAATTGATTAATATAATTGATTACTAAACACTGACCACATTCTATATTTAAATAAGGATATCCATTTTCGTCAAATAATGAGAATAATATCCCATCTTTAATATTATTATAATAAAATTTTTTATAAGAACTATTCTCTGATGAATCAAACCAGTGATAATTAAAAGAATATTTATGATTATCTAATATTAAATCTATTTTTTTATTAATAGAATATAATTTTATAAATTGTTTAATAATATTAATTCTATTTGTTCCATCTAATAATATTTTTTTTATATTAGTATATTTGATTTTTATTTGATTTGTTATTTGATTATTTATTTTATAGTCATTATAAAAATCTTCATACCCGTTATCAATTAATTCAAATTCATATTTTCTATTAATAAGTTTTTCAAATTGTTGATTTGTATGGTAATATTTAAAATTATTATTTTTAGAAATTAATTTAATTTTAGAACAAGGAGATATAAGAAATTCTTCTTCTTTTGGAAATAATGAAAAATTTTCAATAAAAATACCAACCCCTTTTTTATTTTTTGGTATTTTTATTTTAATTAAAATTAATCCAAATGTTCCATTAATTCCAGGACTATAAAACGGATCTCTTGTAGTTGACATAAATCCTGGATCTGTAAATATATCACCTTCATTTAAAATTGATATAAATGAATCATCCCAAATAAATCTATATATATCAAAATCATTTGATAATTCAGGTGCTTGTTCCATACATTTTACAATTTTATATAATCCTTGATAATAATTATCACTTAATATTGTTGAAGGTATTCTTAAAAAATTATTAAACAAAAACGACCCAATAAAACTATAAAAACACACCCATGCTTCTATTTTAAATTTTAACACATGTTCATGATGTTTAAAAATATCATCAAATGAAACATCGTTTTTAGAAACTTGTTTACAAATTAAATAATGTTTATCTTGATCAGTTAACGTTTCTGGGTCAATGTCAGTTTTAATAATATTCATATTTTGTCCAAGTTTAATTAATTCTAATTTAGTATAATATGGTTTAAGATGGTGAATAAAAGGATTAAAACTATTTCTTTTACAGATACTAATTAATAATCCTAATTCTAGAGAATATTTATATAATGTTTTATATGATGTATCGAGCAATATCTCTAAATTATAATTTGATATAATATCAAGATTATCTTTATATTTTTTTGATAATATAGGATCTTTAATATTTTTATTATATAAATTTGTTAACCATCCTGATATTTCATCATTAATAAAACGATAATGTGATTCTATTAATTTATGATGAATATTTTTATTATTTATTAAATAAATTTTTTGACTATAAATATCATACATTGGGATATAATCATCAAATTTTGATAATTTATCTTTATCTTTTTGATTAGTTATTTTTATTTTTAAATTAAAAATTTTATTTATAAAATCTAAATTAATTTTCATTTATAATAACTTATAAATGATTATAAAAGAATGTTAATTAATTATGGTAATGAAAACTTTTGTAATTAAATATAAATTAAATATAATTGGGGTATATAATGATATTACCCAGGCTAAATTATTTATTAGATCATGTTTATCTAATAATTTAATGTATGGTTTTGCGACCATTCTTGTATATACATCTAATAGTTGTTGTTGTACTAATACAATTAAAGTTTTTATAAATAAAGAAGAAAATATTAAAGAAGAAAATATTAAAGAAAAAAATATTCATAAAGAAAATATTAATAAAAAAAATAGACTGTTAGATATTAAGAAAAAAGAACAAGAAAATGATGAAATAAAGAAAAAATTAGATATTAATAAACAAGATATTGATAAAAAAAATAAAGAAAATTTATTAAAATTAGCAGAAAATAAAATTATTATTCAACATAAATTAAATATGCTTAATGTTCAAAAAAAAAAAATGGCTGAATTAAAAAATATATATGATAATGATATTGTTATTTATTATAAATTACAAAAAAATACTAAAATAGATAGTTCTTTTGTAATCCCTGAAATATTTAGAGATAAATATGCTATATTTAAACAATTAGAAAACAATGATAACTTGACGTGGGAAACCTTTTATGATGAAAGTAAACGTGGTAAAACTATTGACGTTAGAAATATACTAGATAAAGTACAAGATAAAGTACAAGATAAAGTACAAGATAAAGTACAAGATAAAGTACAAGATAAAGTACAAGATAAAGAAATTAACGAAAATGATTTTAAATTAAATGATTATGAACAAAAATTTGTTAGTAAACCTAATTTTTGCGAAGTTTTTGATTCTTGATGATTTATTCAATAAATAACATTTTTTTATATCTAGTTTAAAATATATAAATGTATCGTCAAAAAGATATAGTTGATATCGATAAAAATATAAATAAAATAAAAGATGAAGCAATATATGAATATAAGAAACAAAACGAACCAACACTTGACGAATCATCTCAAGTGTGTAAAGTAATTATTGATTTTATAAAAAGAAAAAAAAGAGTTGTATATGGTGGGTATGCACAAAATTTATTAATAATTAATAAAAATAAGAAAGATGGTTTTTATAAAGAAATAAATGGAGCTTTTTATAATTGGCCAGATTTAGCAGATATTGAATTTTATACACCATATCCAATTGATGATTTAATTGAATTAACAGAGGAATTATATAGTCATAAATTTAATAATATTGAATCTATTGAAGGTATGCATAATGGTACATATAAAATATATGTTAATTTTTTAAATTATTGTGATATTTCATATATACCAACACATATATATAATACAATGCCGATTATTACAGCACATGATATAAAATGCACACATCCACATATGATGATGGTTGATGCATTTCGTATTTTTACTGACCCGCTTACATCATTTTGGCGATTAGATAAAACAATACTACGATTTCAAAAAATATTCAAGTATTATCCAATTGATGAATCTAATAATAATTTAAAAATAAAGTTATCAGAAAACAAAGATATAAATGATTTTATATGTCAAAAAATAATTCATAATTCTAAATTAATTGTTGTTGGATTTCATGGATTTGATTATTATGTTAAAAAAAGTATTCCAAAAAATGCTTTAAATAATTATCCATATTATGAATTAATCAGTATTGATCTTGAAGAAGATGCTATGGATATTTATAAAATATTAAAAGATAAATTTAAAACAAAAATAACAGTGAAAGAGTTTTCACCATTTTTTACATTTATGGATAGACGTGTTGAATTTTATCATGAAAATAAATTATGTTTAAGATTATTTGGAAGTAATAAAAGATGTATTGTTTATAATTATTCAGATATTAAAACAACAACATTTGGAACTAATAACTTGGTTATGATGTATTTATATTTTGATTATTATTTAGCATATATTAATAAAGATTCTATTAATACTAAATTATATTTAAATTTAATTGGCAAATTTTATAATGCAAAAAATAAATTTTTAAATTCTAATAATAAATCAATTGTTGATGAATCACCTTTTAAAGATTTTACTTGTAAATGTTATGGAACACAAATAGATCCAATTAGATTATCTAAATTAGAAGAATTGAATAAAAGAAAACAAAATAAAATGGTTAAATATAGATATAATCCAACTGGTAAAGCAGGTGCAACACCTGATTATAAATTTGATAATATTTCAGGAAATGAAATATTAATTAAAAATCATTTAATAATTAAAAATCATTAATTATTTTAAATTATTATTTTAAAAAATAATAATTTAAAAATTTTTAAAAAAAATACTATTTTTTTTTATCTAAACTATAATATATATATAATATGGCATCTCTAAGTAGTCCAACATTTGATACAATTATTGTAGTTTATAAACGAGACGAAGACTCAAAAACAGTTCTTAAAACTATAAATATCGGTGATATTTTAGAACCAACGGATGTAGCGAGTAAGCTTTTAACATCAGGAGGTATTACGTGTAATATAGAGTCGGGTGAATTAGAAATTCGATCAATATTACAAAGTATAAAAAAAGACAACGGAACCGCAAAATATACAATGTTTAAAACAACAAATAAAAACCCAGATGACCCAACATCCTCCAAGCATTTTGTTATAATTGTTCCAATATTGACTACTGGTGGTATTATTCATGGAATATACGATCTTTTTAATGCGTTTTTATGGAAAAACATGACCGAGGATGGTATAAAAGATATTGTTGAAAGTGTACAGAGAATGGTACAGGATGCTGTTCATGATGATGATGAACGTGGTGCTGGTGGTGGTGGTGGTGGTTCATCTTCTCTTGCTGCTGCTCCTCCTGTTGCCGATGCTGATCGTTCATCTTCTGCTCCTGCTACTGCTGCTGCTCCTGCTCATCCTGCTTCTGGTCCTGCTGCTGAGGATGGTGGAGGTGGAGGTGGAGGTGGTTCATCTTCTCTTGCTGCTGGTGAAAAAAAATATATGAAATTAACAGGAGGTGGAAAGAAAGCAGTTAAAAAAGTATCAAAAAAAGTTGTAAAAAAGAGTTCTAAAAAAGCGGTAAAAAAGAGTTCTAAAAAAGCGGTAAAAAAGAGTTCTAAAAAAGCGGTAAAAAAGAGTTCTAAAAAGGTTTCTAAAAAAGCTGTAAAAAAGGTTTCCAAGAAAGTGGTAAAAAAGGTTTCCAATAAAGTGGTAAAAAAGGTTTCCAATAAAGCGGTAATGACTGGAGGTGCTGTAAAGAAAAGTTCTAAAAAGGTTTCTAAAAAGGTTTCTAAAAGTGTCGTAAAGAAAAGTTCTAAAAAAGCCCCTAAAAAGGTTTCTAAAAGTGTCGTAAAGTAAAGTTCTAAAAAAAGCCCCTAAAAAGGTTTCTAAAAGTGTCGTAAAGTAAAGTTCTAAAAAAGCCCCAAAGAAAAGTTCTTAGAAAGAAACAACCTTATAAAATTATAAAATAAATCTAATCTATAAAATCACAATCATCAACAATTAAATCATCATGTTCAAAACTATTTTCTTTTTTAATATAATTATTATTTTTATTATAATAATTATTTTTGACAATAGGAGCAACATATAATGACATACAATCAAATGTTGGATCTAATATCAATGATTTATTTTTAATAATATCACTACTATGTATTTTAAATGTTAAAAACATTTTAATATATTTTTTTCTTTTTTTTACTATTTTATGTAATTCGTCTAATTCATCTAAATGGTTTCTATAATAAACTATTTTATTCCAGGTTTCATCCAATATTGGCATTATTCTTTCAAAGAAAACATCATCTCTATGAATAGGAATATTATGAGATAATTCTAATTTCCAATAAATAATACGATGAAAATAATAATCTTTGCTAATATCTGGATATTCTTCTTTATACTCATCTAATGTTTTTATTAACCATGTATTATAATTTACATCATCCATATCTAATCTTTTTGGAATAATATATTTACTTTTCCATTCAGGTAAATCACCATCAAATTCTGGAATAAATTGTTTTGGATAAAATTCTAATATTATTCCTTTTTTTAACTTGTCATCAACATTTATTTTTTCAGAGTCAGTACCAATAGTAGTTATGCATGATTTACAGTCATCTGATAAATATTTTGACCGATTTTTATATTCAGTAATTTTACATTGCCAAAAATCACATACATCCAAGTCACAGCACATTAATTGTTGTTGAACTTGACAATAATAATAAAAAGGACAAATATCACCAATAATATTTCCAGATGTATGAATATCTCTTGTAACAGGACATTTAATTTCTAACATTGTTCCTAATCTTTTTGAAAATTTATTATCGAGTGTAGAACGCGAACTAATACCATCTGGTGATGCTCCTAAAATTTTATATTTTTCAGAAGGTAATGCACCAAATTCATGTATTCTAGTATTATATATATGTTCATAAATCATTGTTGCTGTAGCTTCATACTTTTTACCATGACAAACAGCTGCATTATCATAAAATGGAAAATTTGGATCACATTTTTTTAGAATAAATGATTCAACATGTTCATATGGATTTAAATCTATAGCTGCAGCCATATCTGATGCAGTTATTCGATTATATCTATAATCATACCATTCTTGTGATCTTTGTGCGGGTTGTGGTAATTTTTGTAATTTATCAAAATGATCACTTAATTTTTTATATTTTGTTGGGACCTTAATATTTGAAAAAGATTCTTCAAATTCTCTAAAACTATTTTTTCCATTATCAAGAGATATTTTATCTTCAATATTATATGTTATATTAGTCAATCTATTAAAAATTTCATCAACAATTTCTAGAGTTATTAATGAAAAATCATTTAATAATTCTTTATAAATATCAATTTTAACACATTGAAGTTCTTTAAAATTTAAATTAGTATAATTATTAGCTTGAAGTAAAGCATATGTTTTATTTAATATTTTATCCATATTTTCAAATGACATTATTATATAAATAAAAATAGTATTTAAACCAATAAAAAATCAATATTTTTATGATAATATAAATAAAAATAGTATTTAAACTAATCAATATTATTTATTCTTGTAAATAAAAATATTTTCCATCTTTATATTGTAAATGTTTTAATGATATAATTTTTCCATTTTCTTCATCGTACATGATTTTATCTTTTTTTGTTAAAACTTTAATTTTAATCAAATTAACAAGTTCGTCTTTTAATATTTCCCGTTCTGTTTCATTATCAAAAATAATATTATTAACAAATTCTTTTACCTTAATTATTTTATGAATTGCATTTAATTTAGACCATGATTTTTTATATAAATTATTATTATCATCAGGTGTATTTACCACGATAATTTCGTTTTTTTTGATTATATTCGATTCTGTATCAGTATTAACAAGTTCCTTTAATTTATTAATATGAGTTATAATCCAATTAATTTCAACATTATTTTTAGATAAGGTTGTATTTATATTTGTATAATATTTATATTCTAAATCATTAATTATAATTTCAATATCCATTAACTATAATAAAAATTATATCTTTAATATTTATTTTTCAATTTTATGATATTATACAAAAATATTGAAATATATATAATATAATAAAATAAAATATAATATAATATAAATGGATATTACACAAAATATTGAATTATGCGAACATTTATCAGCTGTCAGAATTGTTTATCAATCAACATATGACAATGAATTGGATATTATTAGGCAATTAAAAATATATATTACAGAGTCTGAATTATCAGAAATTAATCAAACTATTTATAATTTGTATCAATATATTAATATACAAATACCATTAGAGACTATTGAACAGGTTTCAATACACACACAATCTGATGCAATAAATAATATTTTTGAATTAATACTTAATAATATACTCCAACAAAATACTGTTCAACCTGATAATATAGTTCAACCTGATAATATAGTTCCGCCTGATAATACTGATCAACCTGATAATATAGTTCCGCCTGATAATATTGGTCCCTTTAATATAAATCAAATTATTGGTTCTCTAGATACAATTATTAACGAGTCTAATATTATCACAGAAATACCAATAAATTCAATTAATATATTAGACAATAATCAAAACATTATACCAAATACATTTCATGTTCAAATTAATATTCACGAACTAATACAATCTGAATTTGGTCAAAATAATGTAGTAAATCCATCTAATTTAGAAAATGTTATTGTTACAACAGATGACAAAGATATTGAAAATCTAGATACACAAATATTTGAATCAGATAGTGATATAATGTGTTGTATGTGTATGAGTAATATGTTAAAAGATGAAACAATCATAACTCTAAATTGTAATCATAAATACCACAAGGATTGTATTATTTCTTATTTAACCGAATATAATCATAAATGTCCAATATGTAGAATTGATGTTGGAAAACCAAAATATAATATTGACTAATATGGTATTCAAATTAATAATTTTAAATTTAAATATATTTAAACTTAAAATTAGTGTTAAAAACAAACTTGTTAGGATTGTTGACATTGTTGTTGTTGTGGAGATGTTTCTTGTTCAAAAAACTGTTGTGATGAGTCATGCTGACTGTTGTGTCTATTATCTTGTTTATTACCATCAAGTATTTTATATAAATGATCAACATTACAATCTGCTAATTTTGTAGTAACTAAATCTGGTATTTTAAGAATAACATTTTCAGACTGAACTTCATGTTTATCAATTCCTTGAAGAATTGGTTTCAATAGTTTTTTAGATTCAGATGATATATTTGGTAATGTATAAATAAATTTTATATAAATATCTCCCTTTTTTTTTAATCCTTCACCAACAATTTTGCGGGTGCAATTAAATTCTGTTTTTCCTGAATGATTAATATGTAATTTACGACCATCTAAATGATTAATTATCTTATTAAACCCAAATAAAGCTTGGTATAATTTCAATTCAATTGTAATAAATAAATCATTATTTAAACGTTTAAATTTATCGTGTTCTAAAACATTAATACTCAATATTAAATCTGTTTTAATATTTTTTAATTGATGCCCTTTCCCTTCTAATGAAATTCTACTACCATGAGATAATTCAGATTTAAGTGGAATAGATATTTTTTTATCTTTAATAATATAACGAGTTCCAGTACATACATCACATTTGTTGTTATCTTCAATAAAAACACCAGTACCTTTACAAAAATTACAATTTCCTACTGTTTGTTGCATCATAGGACCTCTTTTAATAATATTAATTTTTACTCCCTTACCATCACATTGCATACATTTACTTTTCTTGCAGTTTTTAGTTCCTTCACCAGAACATTTAGCACAAACTTGTTTATATTTATAATTAACATCCATAGATGCCTCATTATATAATTGTTCTAATGTAACATTAATTTCTTGAATTATATTTTCTTGTTGTTGTTGTTGTTGTCGTTGCATACCTGGCATACCAAAAGGAAAACCACCACCACCGAATGAAAAGCCGCCTTCTCCAAAAGGAAATCCATCAAATCCTGATTGATTATTCATATCTGCTTCCAATCCATGATTATCATAAAATTCTCTTTTTTCTGGATCTGATAAGATTTCTTTTGCTTGATTAATTGCTTGAAATTTTTCCTTTGCTTCTGTTTGTTTAGAATCATCAGATTGAGAATGTTTATCAGGATGCCATATTTTTGATAATCTATTATAAGCTTTCTTAATATCACCTGCTGATGCATTTGTTTCAATTTCTAAACTTTTATATAAAGTATCATCTTTAACCATTTTTATTATTAATAAATAATGCTTCTTTAATTAATTTAATATTATTATAATATTAAATTAATATTATTTAAAGAATATTATTTAATAAATAATATATATATGATTAACAACGAATTAAAAAATAAAAATATACATATCGAAGGATATAAATGTGGTTTTAATTCCAAGATGGCAATTGATAAATTTAAAAAAAGTATTAAAAGTATGGATAAAAATAATAAAATAAATCTAGATGAATTACAAAAAAAATATATTAAATTGAATTATAATATTGAATTAGTAGAATATGACAAAAACTCTGATAAGATTATTATTAAGGTTGTTATTAATGATCAAGTTAATAAAGTTGTTATAGATGATAATATTTTAAAATTAAAAGAAAGAATTAAAGAACTAACATCAGCTAGAAATAAAGTAAATTATTGTGATAAAAAATCAGATGAAAATGAAAATATTAGTAAAATTATTTTTAAAGAATATACTAAATTAAAAAAAATGTTTAAAATACCAATACCAACTCCATCTGAAATATTTTCAAATCCAACACAATATAAACCAATGATAACCATGATTTTAAATAATAAATCGTCTGGTAGTCATCCATTAGTAAAATATTTCAAGTTAATCATGAATGAATTATCTATTCATGAATTATCAAATGACTCTGAAACTGTTGTGAATGAACCAGTTATTAATAATAAATATATTATACCAGAAATTAAAAGTAATAAAATTAGTAATAACGAAGATACAGACGATGAAGATACTGAAGATGAATAAAAAATTGATATTTTTATTAATTATAATTATAATTAATAAACTTAATGATAATTTACGATAATATACATGGATATATAACAATAGATGATTTAGCAACATCTATTATAGATACATCTATTTTTCAAAGATTAAGATATATTCATCAAACAGGGGTATTATATTTAGTATTTCCGACTGCAACACATACAAGATTTGAGCATTCAATTGGTACATATCATTTAGCATCAAAAATGATATCTAATATTGCAAAAAATCAACCAGACTTAAATATTACAGATGAAATCATACAGTTGGTTGGGATAGCAGGACTGTGTCATGATTTAGGTCATGTTATGTTTTCGCATTTATTTGATGATTATTTTTTATCTAATCTACCAAATTATGATGATATAAAATCAAAAACAAAAAATACAGTTCATGAAAATAGATCAATATATTTATTAAATTATTTAGTTGACCAAAATAAAATAAATTTAAATAAAGAACAAATAAAAGTAATTGGTGATTTAATAAATCCACATGAATCAGAATATACTAAATGGAATAGCAAATATCAAATTGGAAAATGGATATTTCATATTATATCTAATCCAGTAAATTCGATTGATGTTGATAAATTTGATTATTTAACAAGAGATACACAAGCAGTTGGATTGAAATATGGTTTTGATTATACAAGAATTATTAATGATGCAAGAGTAATTGATAATAAAATATGTTATTCACACCAATGTTCCGAAGATATATATCAAATGTTTTTCTTGAGGTACAGGTTACATAGACAAATATATAATCATAAAGCTGTAAAAGGAGTTGAAATATTAATGATTAAATTATTATTAGAAATTGAAAAAGAACATAAAATTTCTAATTATTTATTAGATCCAGAAAAAATGTTAGAACTAGTAGATTCGTTTGTTTGGCATAACAAAACCACAGAACCTATTAAACAAATTATTCATGATATAAATCATCGTAAATTACCTAAATTAGTTTTCCAACATATATCTACATGTCCATGTAAAATAAATGAAGAAATATTAAAAAGTCAATTTAATCCAGATGCTTTTAAAATTTTTAATTTTAAGGTTGGGTATGTTGGTGGTAAAACAAATCCATTAAACCATATCAAGTTTTATAATTTAAAAACAGGAACACTATTAACTGATAATAAAGTTCGTGATTTTTCATTACTATTAACACAAAAACATCAAGAATATATAATTAGAATATATTGTATTGATTTGTCAATAATAGATACACTTAAACAATCAATTGAAAACTTGATAATATCATAACATTGATAATCTACATATCCCAGTCATTGTTTGTTTATCACATTGCCATTTATTAAATCCAGATTTATTTAATATTATATGTAAAACAACACCAGTCATAAAAAAAGCAATTATTATTTTATTAAAATTATTATTTTTTTTATTATTATTACATTTTTTAATTTTATATATTGTAAAATAAAAAATGATACTGCCAATAATTGCAGTAACTATCCCAACTATAATAGATTCTTTAATCAATTTTAACATTAATATATAAAAGAAAATAATTATAATTTTAGTTTTGTTGTGATAAATCTCATAAAAAGGGTTTTATAAAAAAATTGATATAAAAAATATTTATTTATATATAATTATATATAATGGCTAAAAAATCAACTAAAAAAGAATATGATGATGTCGATATAATCGATACCGACGACGATGATGAAGACGATGAAGATGACGAAGATGACGAGGAATATGATGAAGAAACAACTGAACAAATAACTGACCAAATAAATGAACAAGATAATAAAGAATGTGATATTAATGATGTTATTGAAAATGATAATGACTATTTTGAAAATAACGAACAAGTCGAAATACCAAGTGAAACTGGAAATGAATTTTTGTCTAAAGAAAATAGAATTAGTATAAATAGATTAACTAAATATGAAATGGTTCGAATTCTAGGCGAAAGAACAATTCAATTAACAATGGGTGCAAAAGCATTAATTAAAAATCATCATCATTTATCATATGATAAAATAGCAGAAGAAGAATTTATACGTAATGTTATTCCTTTTAAATTAAAAAGACATTTACCAAATGGTAAATATGAAATTTGGAATTTAAACGAATTAAATAAAGAGCATTTACTGTCACAATTATAATTTATTAATTTTAATTTACTATCACAATTATAATTTATTAATTTTAATTTACTATCACAATTATAATTTATTAATTTTAATTTACTATCACAATTATAATTTATTAATTTTAATTTATTTTACCAATTATAATAACATATTGTACAAATATAATTTGGTTTATAACTGTTATTTTCTTTATAAAAGACAGCATCTTTTCTATTAGGTTCTTTGTGTGTAATACAATTTATGTTTTTACATAAATAATCATGGGTATGTGGTAGTGTTTGGTCTTTTGTTATTAATTCATTTTCTTCCAAACATGAAATGTTAACGACAACGTCTTCCATAGATAATTCATATAATAATGTTGTTTTTACAATTTGTTTTGAAAAATTACAATTATAACATTTAAATTCTGCATTAGAATTTATTAATTCTTCAAATATTTGATTAAATATAATTTTATCACTATCGTTCATTTTTTGATATTTCTTATTTTTATTAATTTCTTCTTTGGTAAAACCAGCACTATAATTTACTAATTTCCCTTTTTCTTCAAATAAACTTAACGCCTCTGATATTTTATCAATTTTAATACGGGTATCATTTAATTTTATAATATTTGATTTAGAAATATCATATAAATTAGAACATTTTTCACAAAAGATATTATCATTATTCATTATTATTATTATATAATAATTAATATTTTAAATATATATTTTCAATTTTAATTATTATATATTTAAAACTTTAATATTTTCCCTAATAACATTATACTATACTCACAAATATGATTTTAGTTATTTTTGTGTATAAATCCGTATATTTAGCCCCTATTGATGTTTTTAGTCATATTTTCAAGTGATTTAAAAAAATTGAAAATAATATATAAAAAAATCTTATTTTAATTAATTAATACAATGACTAATATTAACCCTAAAAAACAGTTGAAATATAAGAATAAGGTGCACGAATTCTTAAACGATCATAGATGTACTGATGAAAATAGAAATGAGGCATCTCATTTATCGTATGGTATGTTTAATGGTAAATTTATACTAGATAATGAACAAAGAAAAACCTTTATGACTCATTATACAAATGCAATTGCAAACGGTGTTGATGATATTGCTATTTTAGAGACACAAAAAGAATATGCACCATTAATTATTGATATAGATTTAGAAATTCCATTAGAAGATTATAAAGGAGGGCGTTTATATGATGATGATATGATAACAAGTATATCTGAAAAATATATTGAATTAATTGATAAATATTTAGATACATCAAACATTGATTATAAAATATGTATATTTGAGAAAAAACTTCCAACTGAAAAAGAATGTGTTTATAAAGATGGATTTCATATAATATTTCAAGATTTATTAGTAAATAAAAAAATCAGACATTTAATTAGACATTTTGTTGTAGAATTATGTAAAGATGAAGACTTATTTTCATCATATATAAACACACCAGAACAAATTATTGATAAATCTGTAGTTTCAACAAATGCATGGTTTTTATATGGAAGCAAGAAACCGAATGGTCATATGTATCAATTAACTAAAATGTATGATAAAAACTTGGATATAATTTATAATCATACCAAACAAAAAAGTTATGATTGTGATACTAAAGAAGAAACAGATTATGTTTATGGTGAAGATGATCTTATTAATTATTTTTCAATCCAAAAAAAAAAAAATAATAAAAAACATTCTACACCACTTTTAAATGGTATGTCTGATATTGATGTAGAATGTGATAAGATTGGTATTAATTCAGATGTTAATGCAACAAAAAGTAAATATGAAATCCCAGCATCAAAAGAAGATGATGTTAGGAGAGCTATTATATATGCAAATATGTTAAATGATAAAAGATCCTTTGATTATCACGATTGGTTACGTGTAGGACTTGCATTACATAATATTGACGATTCTTTATTATTATCTTGGATTGAGTTTTCAAAAAAAAGTGGTCGTAAATATAAAGAAGGTGAATGTAATAAGATGTGGAATACTATGAAGAATCCATTAAATGGTAATGTATTAACTATTAGGTCATTAGCTTATTGGGCTAAACAAGATGATCCTAAAGAATACGATGAATTTACACGTGAAGAATTTAAAACAATGATGAAGAAAAGTTTAGATGGAAATACATATTATTTAGCAAAAAGCGTATATTCAAAATATTCAGATCGTTTTGTATGTTCTGGATTAAAAAATAATATATGGTGGGAATTTAAAAACCATCGATGGCATCGTATCGAGGAAGGTTATACATTAAAGATTCTACTATCTGAAGATTTTGCAAATGAATATAATCGTGAAATTGCAGAAATTAGTATGAAAGCGACTAATGTAAATGGTTTTGAGAAAGAAGAACTTCAACATAAAAGATCTAGAATTGATAAGATTGTCGATAAATTAATGAATAATACATTTAAGAAAACTTTAATCGATGAATGTAAAGGACTATTTTATGATTCTGAATTTGAACAAAAATTAGATTCAAATATAAACTTGATTGGATTTGAAAATGGTATTTATGATTTAGAACAAAGTATGTTTAGAGAAGGTCGTCCCGATGACTATATCACATATAGTACTAAAAACGATTACCATAAATGGAATGAAAAAAATCCATACAATACTCACTTGTTTAGTTTTTTCGACAAAGTTTTACCAAACAAAGCTGTACAAAAATACTTTTTAAATGCACTATGTACATGTTTGTCTGGAACAACTAAAGAAGAAAAATTATATATATTAACTGGTTGTGGTTCAAATGGTAAATCATTAACTATGGATTTAATGTATTTAGCATTAGGAGATTATTACATGTCATGTCCGATTACTATTATTACAAGGAAACGAGGACAATCAAATGAAACCGCGCCTGAGAAAGTACGTATGAAAGGAAGACGATGTGGTGTATTTCAAGAAGCTGATGAAGATGAAAAAATGAATGTTGGTGTAATGAAAGAATTTACAGGAGGTGATAAAATTTTAGTACGTGATCTTTTTAAGGGATCAGGCGACATGATTGAATTTAAACCACAAATGAAATACTTTTTAACATGCAATCAATTGCCAACAATCCCATCAATTGATGATGGTACGTGGCGTCGTCTTCGAGTAATTCTTTTTGGTTCTAAATTTACACCCAATCCAAAAAAATCAAATGAATTTATGCTTGATACAAGTTTAAAACAGAAAATTGATCAATGGGCACCAACATTTATAAGTTATTTAATATATATTTATAATACTGAATATAAAGTAAATACTATTCTTAAAGATCCAGAGGAAGTTATGGCATTTACCAATCAATATAAAATGGAAAATGATTATTATACAGAATTTATTACAGATAAAATTAATATTACTAGTAGTATTAATGATACAATTAAAAGAGATAATTTATGTGATGAATTTAAAGAATGGTATAAAAGAACATATGACTTTAAAACTATTCCAAAGAAAAGCGAAATTATTAAATTTATGTCAAAAGAATTTGGACCACCAAATAAATCAGGTAATTATATTAATATAGCATTTAAAATTGATGATGATGACGATGATGATAATGCGACTATTGCAACAAATGATAAAACACTATCTTGTAATTTTTAACACAAAAAAATTGAATTTTCTTTAATATATTGGTATCATAGAGATATTTTATGACGCATATATTTAGACTAGTAGACATGCCAAAAGATACTTTCCTTAATGGATTTATCAATTCGATTCAAAACAATCAAAACAACAGAGATACAAGGTCTTCTAACCAAGATTCAAACTCTAAAAAAATCCAATACGCTTCGCATACTTTGTTTGCGGCGAATTCAGGACCAAGTTATACATCCAATCCGTATGGTCCTGGATCAAATTCTTTTCATTAATATTTTCTTTAACTAACAAATATTAATTTTTTTTAACAAAAAAAACATTGATTTTTTTTAACAAAAAAAACATTGATTTTTTTTGACGAGTATATAATATTGTTTTGAATCATTAATACTAAGTATTTCTACATGCAATGATGTATCAGTATCATCTGCGTTAATAGGTCTGTACCATTTTGTTTTTTTATTATTTTTAATTGGTAACCAACCAATTCGTACATTGTATTGTTTTATTTTTACAGGAAGTTTCATTTCTATAAAATTATTATCATTTAAAAAAAATAAATTTATTTTATGTTTTTGAGGTTGTGATTGGTCTGTTTGTAATAATAGTTCGTCGTAATTATTTTTATATATATTATTAATCATATTTATATAATTAATAAAATATTTTTTTAAAACCTTTCAAATAAAAAAAGTATTATTTAATAAATTCTTAATTGTTAATCTTTTTGTTGGATCAATTTCAAGCATTTGAGTTAGTATTTGTAATATTTTTGTTTTATCATTACTTGATATATCATCTCTTTCAATAGTAATAGGTGTTATTGTTCGATTATTATTTTTTATTGTACAATTAGAATTAAAAAAAGTTTTATAATGTTTTGTTTTTTTTAAAAACCTTGATGGAAACTCTCCACATATATCATTAATTAAACATAAATGATAATAATCTCGTGAATATTTAGAATCTTTCCCTGGATTAAATAAAAATGAATTTGTTAATAATTCATAAAAAGTACAACCGATAGCCCAAATATCAATAGGGTATGAACATTTATCCATTAAAATTATTTCTGGGGCTTGATAATATCGTGTACCAAATGATTCATCATAATATTCATTTTTTTCACAATATAATCCAAAATCAGCTAAACTAATTTCTATTTTTTTTAAATATTTTTGATTAATAGAATTACTTGAATATTTATTATAATCATCATTATTTATAATTTTATCCATTATTTTTCTATGAATATCAATACGAATTTTCATTTTATCATTTGTTTTTATTTTTGTTTTATTAATTAAAAATTGTTTCTTTTCATTTATATATTGTTCATTGAAATTATTTTTTATATATTCTGATATAACAAATTGATCCTTATCATTTATCCCTTTAATTAAAATATTATCTGTTTTAATATCACAATGACAAATATTAAATTTTTTATGAAGTATTTCAACTGCAATAATTAATTGTTTCATTATATATTTAATATTGTCAATTGATAATATTAAATCCCCTTTTCTAAGTAAATTATCAATATTAGAACAGTGTAAATCCCATACTGATATTAAATATTTATTATTATTTCTAATTTCAATAAAACTAGTAATAATATTATTAAATACATTTGGGTCAAAAGGCAATTTTTTAACAAAGTTTATTTCTGATATTCCCTCATTTATAGATTCTGGATTTTGAACTTTTAATGCATAAAATTTTTTATTATTTATGTTATATGCTAACCAAATAATAGAATTACCACCCCTTCCTATTTCATAAATAACATTATACTCTGATATAATATTATGGTTTAGATCTAAATTACTTTCATGTTCTACATCTTCATCACTTGATTCTGATGTAGTAATATATGATTCTGATGTAGTAATATTTGATTCTGCATTACTTTCCATAACATTGTTTGAATCTGATATAGTATTTGATTCTGAATTACTTAAATCTGTTGTAATAATATTTGATCCTGATATAGACAAATTGTTCATTATTTAATTTAAAAATATTAATCCTTAAATATATTATCTATAATATTATAAATAAAATGTTCAAACGAACAATTAAAAATGAATTAACATCTAAAGCTATTATAAATGTACCACCAAATACAGTTATAACACACCCTATTACGTTAACAACAATAAATTCAAATGACTTTACAAATCCAATTTGTCTTACAAAAATGCATATTTCAAATAATAAATTAAATACCATGGGTAATTATGTATGTAATAATGAAAATAATTATCAAGAATATATTCAATTACCACCATATGAATTAAATACATCTGATTTATTACAAATATATGATATTAATAATATTGATGGTTTAATTTATTGGATAAAAAGTAATATTAAAGAATATAATGTATTTACTTTAAAAAGAGTTTTAAATTGTTGGATTACAAATAATATTAGTATATTAAAAATACATAATAATATTTTAAATAATATTTGTAAATTATTATTAGATGATGGTAATTATATAGAACGTATTTTTGTAGAACATATAAATTTTGATGATGAAATTAAAGATTTTATTAATTATTGGATTGAAAAATATGATATTAAAAATAAAGATTTAGATTTAATTGATGATGTTAAAAAATTTTTATATAATAAATTGGAAAAATAAATTCTAAAATAATATATATGAATAAACCATTAGTTAAAAAATATTATCCAGTACCACCATCAAAATATACAGTTGAATACGAATATCAAAATATCAATAAAGATAGTAAATTACGTGAAGATATAACTATATTTTTTCGAGAAAAAATATTAAAATGGATTATTAAATATCCAGAATTTAAAGAAATAACATTAAATAAAAATAATGAATTAATATATAAAATCTTAAGAAAAATCGTAAAAAAAAAGAAATTAAATTGGTATGAGTTGAGAAGTAATTCACCAAAATTAAAAAAATATTTTTTAAAATATTTATAAACTTTTTTCTATGATAATATATATACCATGACTCACCAAAACCCTGAATATATTTTAATCGCACTTGTTGGTGCTTTAATTAATTTTACATTAGCATTAATAATCCCATCAATTTTATCAACCTATTTTAAAAATACCAAAAACAGTGTATTATTAAATATTAAGAAAGTCTATGAATCACATAAAGAAGTATTAATCACAAGCAGTGTAATTGTATTTATTACTGTATACTTAGCTTTATTATTTACACCATCTCTTGATGAATGTTTTAGTAGTGGTAGTGGTAGTGGTAGTGGATTAGGATATTTAGCATTCATATCTTCTAGACCAGATGCAAATGACTGTTTTGAATAAAAAATTAAAAAATTATTTTAATTCTTTTGTCCAAAATGACTGTTTTGAATAAAAAATTAAAAAATTATTTTAATTCTTTTGTCCAAATATTATTTTTAAGTATAAATCCTAATTTTTCAATTTCAGTTTTATATGTTAAACTAAAATTATCATTATCAAATGATAATTTGTAAATAATTTTTCCTTTTTCATTTTCTTTTTTATTTTTAAAAACTATTTTTCGTTTTAAAAGAACATTAATTTTTTCCATATTATATTTTATTCGATCTTGTAAATTATATGGAAATTCATATTTATTATGATTATACGGAATCATCATATATGTTATTTTATTTTTATCTTCAGTAGTTGAATATTTTTCTAAATATAATAATTTATCTCTAATTTCTAAACAAACATCATCTCTGGTTAATTCAGATAATCTCTTTATTTCAGCGGCATCGATTTTTGATATTTTTACATCAAGTTTTGATATTTTCGTTAATAAATTTATTAATGTTTGTTTATCTTTTGATGTAGAACATACAGCACCTTTAAACGTTGGAATTCCTGTTCCTCGTTTTTTAACTAAAGCTTTATCCTTAATTTGTCTAATTTTAAATAAATCTTCTTCAACCGAAGCTAATTTATTTAAATTCTTATCAATAATACCAACCGTTTCATTTTCTAGACGAGAATTATAATAAAATAATGTATCTTCAAAATTATATTCTTCTTTTAACTCTCTAGTCATTTCAGGGTTTCCTTGATCTTGTTCTGTTTGTTTATAAACTGCATTAAATTTTTGTTTAACAAAATTATTTAATGAAACTTGATTGGGTTGTGTTAAATTCATATTTTCTCTATAATACATTGAAACATCTTCATTTTCATTAAATGGTTGAAATATATAATAAATCCCTCTTTTTATTAAATATCCAAGTCTATTATATTTATCATGAATATTATCCTTATAATTATTAAAATCATTTTCAGTTTTAGGCATCATATCTGTTAGTGCTTGTGTTAAAAAATACTCTTCAAATAATGCTGCTTGATGATTAATAAAAGAATTTTTAATTTCTTTCAATATTTCTTCATAAATGTAAACATGTTTAAATCTATATAAATCCTTTATTTTATTTTTTATTAATGTTATTTCATATTTAGATAGGTCGTCATTAAATGTATTGTAATTTAATTCTTCTTTTGTTAAAGATTTGTATGTGTTTTTTTTAGAATCCCAATACTTGTTATTTAGGTTTGTTGAACTACATTTTAAATCACATTTTTTAAAATCACATAACATTGGACATAATTGTTTTCCTGCCTTTACATTTTCCAATGTAGGATAAACACAATCTTTATATTGTTCTATTTCTTCTGGAAACATATTTGCATGTAATAATAGTGGACAATCAATCGCAATTTCTTTTAAAACATGTTCTACTTTCTTAACTTCTAAAAATTTTAGTTCTGCTTTTTGATATAATAATTCATCACTAGATAATTTACCAGACTTGTCATTTAGTGAAATTGCATAACGAAATACACCCACTTCTGGATATTTATATTTATCATTAATAACATCTTCATGAACACACACACGAATAGCTCGTCCAATAACTTGTTCTGCTTTTGGTATATTATAAAATGCATCAATAATATGAACTTCTTTTACATTTTTTAATGTAACACCTTCGTTCATAACTCTTGAACCAAGTACAAATTTAATTAATCTACCATCAGTATTATTAACACTATTAAAAACTTCTTGAATAATTTGTTGTTTAATTTCTGGTAAATCCTCTCCATTTTCATCAATACTTCCTGTAACTAATAATACTGTTGCAGGTTTAAAAGTATTAATATTTATATTTTTTTTTTTAAATTCTAAAAATGTAAATCCTGTTTTATAATCTAATGTATCGTCTTTAATGTCATAATTTTGTGGATCTTCGTTATATTCTAAATATCCATTTTGTAATAATGTTTCTGAAAATAATTCCATACCCCCTGCTTTTACTAAATTTGAATAAATAAATGCAGTTGATGCTCCTTTATTACCCTCTACTAAAGTATTTAATGAATTTAAAATATTAAAAAATTTAATTGAAAAAGTTTTTAAATATGGTAATTTTAATATTAATCCAGTTATATTTTTACTATCACTTTCTAAAATAAAATTTTCTTCTTCTCCTTTTGTTAATTTATTATTAAATAATTTTTTATTAATTAAAGCTCGAAGTTTTGGACCATCAGTATTAAGTTGAGATAATACTTTATTCATACCATCTGTTGAATAATACCCTTGTAATTCTAATTTTTCAGGATGTAATCCAGGAAAAACAAAATTACTTACTGCTGATGACGCACGATCTAATGTATCTTCTATATTATGTGTTGTTTCAATATATGTTTTATATTGGAATTGTTCCATATAACATTTAATTACAGGTGTATATAACATACCCTCTGGAACTACACCATTATCAATACGTTTTGCAAAAGTATATGGGATTGAGCCACGATAAAAACTTATATATCCACGTGCTTTGTCGCGCAAATAATCTAATCCTTCTGATTTAAACTTCATTGTATAATTTTTGTCACTTGTAAATATTTTATCTCTTTGAATTTTATCATGTTCTGGTCTGATAAAATTTAATAAATCTACAATTTCATCTGCTAAATTAATCATGGGTGTTGCTGTTAATAAAATAATTCTTAAATTTTCAGAGTTTTTTATAATTTTTTTAAGGGCTTCTCCATATTCATTACCTGATATATTATGGGCTTCATCAACAATTAATATTGTATTATTCATATTATTAATTTTATCAACTACTATTTCACGTTCAATTTCACCATCTGCAGTTTTACGATATGATGATTTAATTTTATTTTCACCAACTACTTTTTTTTCAATAATTTTTTCTCCTAATACTTTTTTATAAAAAGTTTTATATGATAATATTTTATAATATTGTAATGCATTGTATATTGCTATTTTTTTTTCATGTTCTACTTCTTGTTTAGTCATTTGATTTAACGATTCCTTGTTTTTAAGATACGTATTACCTGTTTTATTAATTAATTCTTTTTTAAAATTTTCTTTTGTATTTGGTCCAGGTACTAATACAAATATTTTTGTATTATATTTTTTAATTTGTTCCTTAAAGCCTTCTGCAACTCTAATAGCTGTCATTGTTTTACCACATCCAACCCCGTGCATTAATATTACACCCTTATAAGGTGTATTTGGGTTTATAAAATTTGGTAATATAGACTGTTGTTCTTTTGGTTCAATTTCACCTTTCTTACAATTTGCAGCTCTATATTTTTTAACTTGTTCGTATGTATCAAGTTTATCACGTTGTGGGACACGATAATAATAAAATTCTCTTTTTTTAAAAATCTTGGGTAAAAAATCAGGATCGTTTAATTCGGGATATGAAAAATCTTTATTAAATTTATTTATCATTTATTAATTATAGATTTAAATTAAATTCAATTTAATAAATAATTTTATTTCTATTATAAAATATATTATGTTTAATAAAAGTATACCAACAATGATTAATAAAAACATTGAATCATTTGATAATAATAGCGAACAAATAATTGAATCATTTGGAAAAAAAAAAGAAAATATTGATCCATTAAAGACAGCAAAAGGTATAATAAACCATTTTAATAATTATGGTCAATGGTATATTACATTTTTTATTATATTATTATTTTTACATACAATGAATTTAATTGTTCCTGGATTTATTCCGGTTTTAATAAGGTACTTGTCAGAATTAATTAAAGGTGTTATTGATGGTGGATTCAAAATTATACACGATGCAGCCCCTGCTAAAATAATACCTCCTCTTGAAGTAAGTATTATAAATAATTTACCATTATGTACTTGTCAGAATTAATTAAATGTGTTATTGGTGGTGGATTCAAAATTATACACAATACAGCCCCTGATAAAATAATACCTCCTCTTGAAGTAAGTATAATAAATAATTTACCATTATGTACTTGTCAGAATTAATTAAATGTGTTATTGATGGTGGATTTAAAATTATACACGATGCAGGTCCTGATAAAATAATACCTCCTCTTGAAGTAAGTATAATAAATAATTTACCATTATGTAATAAATAAATTGTCATTATGTAATAATTTTTATTATAATAAATTTTAAAAATTTTTTATTTCTATTATAATATATATTATGTCATCAAATATTATACCAATAATGTTTAAGGAACACTTTAATAATGAACAAATAGTTGAACCGTTTAATAACGAACAAATAGTTGAACCGTTTAATAACGAACAAATAGTTGAACCGTTTAATAACGAACAAATAGTTGAACCGTTTAATAACGAACAAATAGTTGAACCGTTTAATAACGAACAAATAGTTGAATCGTTTGGAAAGAAAAAAGAAAAGAAAGAAAATAAAAAAGAAAAGAAAGAAAATAAAAAAGAAAAGAAAGAAAAGAAAAAAGAAAAGAAAGAAAAGAAAAAAGAAATAAAGATAGAGAGAAAGGCATCAGAGAGGGATATAATTATGAGCAATGAAACTGATGAAGAACGTGTTAAAAGAGAAGAAAAAGAAGAAAATAAAGCTGAAAAGGAAGATAATAAAAAATTTAAAAAATTCAAACCAATAGATGAATTATTTAAGTTAGCAAGATATTTTTATAAACATAGAAAATGGTTTGGAGGTTTTATTTTTGTAATGTTTATTATATATGTCTTTAATATAGTTGCACCAAAAAGTATTCCAGATTTTGTAAAGTTTATCACAGGAATAATTGGAGGGGTATTTAATGGTACAATAAAAATTTTAAAAAACTTGTCATCTAAAAAAGAATTGTCATCTAAAAAAAATACATAGTGGTCAAGTATATCAAATGAAATACCCAATTATATAAAAATTATTTTTAAAAATATCTAAAGATTAGTTATATTATTAATATTATATTATGACAACTGATTATTTAACAGAAGATTCAATGGTAAAATCTGACCAACAATTTATTTGTGTTAGTTTTCTATCAGATATTGAAAAAAAATCATCATTAACAGGTGTAAAAATTCGTGGTGCATTTTCTACTTATGATAATGCATGTGCGCATGCAAAGAAACTTCAATCAGCAGATCCTTATTTTAATGTTTTTGTTGGAGAAATGGGAAAGTGGTTACCATATGATCCAGATCCTGATTCTGAAACAATTGATAAATCAGAATATCAAAACGATGAATTAAATAACATTATGAAAAATTTTGTTGAAAATCAAGAAAAAACTAAAATTTATCACGAACAAAGAAAAAGTGAAAAAATGAGAGAAACAATTGTTGATAATTTACTAAATAAACAAACATTAAGGGATGAAACCGCATCTAATTTGGTTGATGCACGTAATAATAACGAATCTGATAAAGTCATTAATTTAGAATCTAGTATGAAAAGTATTGAAGAACAAATTAAAGAATTTAAAATCAAAAAAGATGACTTGGAAAAAGAAATCAAAGTTTATACTGATCAAATGGGTCAATTTGAGACTAAACTTGCACCACCAACTATTATTGAAACAGATAACTAAACTAAATACATTAAATATTTTATAAATAATAATTATTATTTATAAAAATTATTTTAACGTTGTTTATCAACAACAATTCTCAATAAATTTTTTTTATTTGAGAATAAACTTTCTGGATTAAATACGTCAATACGTTTATCCCATTTATTATCAAATTCTAATTTATGAAATTTATTATATTTATTGCATCCAATTTTATATTTTGGGACTTCTCTTGCTTTATACCAAAATACTTTATCTGTTATATCTTTACTATGAATAGTATTATTGATAACCATAATACCATAATTATCTGTAATATCCGAAAAAACCTGTTGAAATATATCAAAAGTTGGAAACATTCCAGCATATTGTTCATATAATCTTTTTCTATTTGAAATAATATCTTCTGCTAATAAAAAAATATAATCAAAATTTGATCTTAATTCTGGTGGAATACCGACTGCATACTGCATTGTTAATATAAATGATAAATGATGATGTCTTCCATTAAAAAAAAGTTCTAAAATATTAGGATCTTTAAGCCAAGTCCCTTTTGAACTCATACAATCATCCATAATTAACATAAGTGCGTCGTCTTTAGGTTTAATGTTATTTTTAATTCTATTTTTATTATCTTCACACATCTTACTTTGTCTATCATATACTCTTGTTAATATATCACTACTATAGTCAGAATAAATATAACTACTTGGAATAAAATCTGAATAAAATGAATTTAATTTTTCTGTTTTACTAATAGCAATAGCTGCAGATATGTGTCTTTTTTGATACATAATTTCTTTTATTAAAAAAGATTTTCCAGTTCTTCGTTTCGCAATTGCAGCAACAGTACAATGATCTGCCATTGTACTAATATCAAATTTTTTAATTGGTAATTTAGTTGCACCGAATTTAACTTCTTTTGTAGACATTATTAATATAATATATAAATTTTTTTTAATACAATTATATATTAAACAATAAAAATAATCTATATATGTTGAACATGGAACCAACAATATAATTCATTATTTATATTATGATATTCAGCAATACGTTCGCATTTTATACATTTAATATTAGTTTTAATATTAATAAATGGTTCATTATAAATTATTATATTTATTGGTTTTTTTTGAATTAATAAATCTAGAACCCCAATTTTTGTATTTATAATTTTTTTATCAATTTGTAATTGATGAATATTAAAATTATTTAATTTTGGTGATATTATATATGAATTTAATTCTTCAAGTAATGTGTTAATTTCTGTATTTATGTACCGCATTATTTTGTTTTATTATAATTATTATAAATTATTACAATAAACTTTCAATTTTTTATAATAAATTTTTTAATTTAGGTAATGATATTTCATAATTTGTTTTATTAACTATATTTGGATTCTTATTAACTATATTCTTATTAACTATATTTGGATTATTTTTAAATATATTTGGATTTTTATTAACTATATTTATATTCTTTTTAACTATATTTGGATTTTTATTAACTATATTTATATTCTTTTTAACTATATTTGGATTATTTTTAAATATATTTGGATTATTTTTAATAAATTGTTTATCCTCAATAACATTATCATTAATATTATCATCAATAACAATATCATCATCAATAACAATATCATCATCATCAATATCAATATTAATATCATCATCAATGTTATTACTACAATCTTGTATATCATTATCAATCCAATATTTAGATAAATAGTTATCTAATATTAAAATCATTCTCTTTAAAGATAACAAAGATATTAATTACGATATTTTAAAATCAATTTTTATGATGTAATAATACTTAAACATATTTTATTTTATTATAATAATATAAAATATGTTTTTGGTAGATAAATATTATAATGATTCCAAGTATATAACTTATCATAAAAAAATAATCGATAAAATAATCAATCGATTTGATAATCATAACAATACATATAACAGTTCTATTTTTAATATTCCTAATAATGAATTGCGTCAAGCACTAAGTAACATAAATAATAAAAATTGGCAATATTCAAATTTTATGCATTTAATTATGTATGGGAATATTGGGTGTGGTAAAGAACAATTAGTAAATCAATTATTAGAAAGGATTTTTGGTAAACATAGTATTGAATTAAAAGAAGTAGAATATACTGTTTCTGGATATTCAAATACTAAAACTAAAATAATGATAAAACAATCTAAACATCATATTATAATTGAACCAAATACAAACGGATTTGATAAATATTTAATTCAAGATATTATTCAAGATTATGCTAAATCGGAATTGTTAAATATAATAAAAAATAGGAAATTATTAAAAATAGTTGTAATTAATAAAATAGATAATTTATCTTATATTGCTCAAGCATCTTTAAGACAAACCATGGAAAAATATTCAAATATATGTAAATTTATTTTAATATCAGATCAATTATCAAAAATAATTGAACCAATCAGATCAAGATGTTTATTAATACGTATACCATTGCCAACAAAAGAACAAATATTAGAAACAATACTTTGTATATCTTTTAAAGAAAAAATTAATGTACCCTTAATAAAATTAAAAAATATAATAAATAATTCTGATAATAAAATAACTCATGCGTTATGGTTGCTTGAAATACATAAACATAATATTAATTATACAAAAAGTTGGGATGAAATTATTAATTTAATAATTATTAATATTAATAATTTTAAAATAATTAATAATAAAAAATTATTAATATTACTAAAAAATATACGAGAACAATTTTATATATTATTTATTACGAATATACCAACACAATTAATTATACGAAATATAATGATTAAATTATTAAGAATAAATAATGATTTACAATTAAAATATAACATAATTAATATCACCTCAATACACGAAGAATTATTATCACGTGGTACTCGTCAAATTATTCATTTTGAAAGTTATATTATTAGATTATTATACTTATTTAATAATTATAATATAAAATAAATATATAGTATATAATAAATATATGAATTTAAATGATAAAATTAATTTACTATACGATTTTGTATATAATCAAAATACAAAAAATTGTTTCTCAATAGACAAAATTACATTAGGTAAAGTTAGTATAGACGATATTAAATTATCTATTCCTGAATCAGTAAATGATGATGAAATTCTTTTTTATGAATCAAATAAAACAAATATTTTAAAAGGTAGTTTTAAAATATTATTATTTGATGAAATTAATTATAAAATATATTTTAAGAAATATTCAGATCAATTTCCGACTACAATTAAAATAAGTTTTTATACCATGAAAGAAAATAAAAATGATTTACATAATTCTCCAATAAATAATGATTCCTTATTTTCATATTTATTATCTGAATTAATTTTAAATAATAAAACAAAACATTTAATATTACCATTTATAAATATTGATATACCAATTACGGAAATTGTAAAAATTGTAAATGATAGTGAATATACAACTAAAATTAAAGATTTAATTAATAATAATATTATACAAGATGTATGTTGTTTGCAATTAAGGGAGCACTTTTTCTCAAGTATTACATTAAACGATTACCTCAAAAAAAATAAATGTAATTATAAGGGATTATTATTTCAAGTAATTCACACACTAGCAGTTTTACAAAAGGAATTTATTGGTTTCCAACACAATAATTTATTATTAACAAATATTTTTGTATATTTAAAAAAGACAAACGATGATTATGTAGAATATGATGGATTTAAAAATGATAAATTTTATTTACCAAATATTGGATTTGATATTAAAATCACAAATTTTGAAAAATCAATAATACCAAAATATTATGATAATAAAAAATATAAACCAAATCAATATTATGATTTATATACATTTATGAATGAATTATTATTAAATGATATTGACCAATGTGATTTAGAAACTATAGAATTTTTTAATAAATACATACCAGAAAAAAATAGAAAAAAATTTAATAATATTGAAATAATCAAACCTAAAGATTTACTTTATGATAAATATTTTAATAATTATAGAAAAATGAATTCAACAACATCAAAAACATCAATTAGTAATAATCAATACTTGATGGGAAAACATAAAATAATTGAAACTTATATGAATTCTGATAATTTTTCTACATTAGGAAGTCAAAAAAAAATAAATTCTATTATAAATATAATGACAAAGAAAAGAATTATAAAAAAAGAAGAATCGTTTGGTAAAATAAATAGATTAAGAATAAAAAAGGATAAGGTATTAATTGGTGGTGGTGGCGGAACATATGAAAAACCACCATATAATAAAGAAAAAAATACTCCATTTATTTCAAATGATGAACAACAAACATTTATAAAAAAAAAAGCTGAAACTCCTCCTGCAAGAGAACAACCAGTTCTTTTAGAACAAAAAATATATGATACAACTAAACCAGAAAAAAGACCAGCATTTCCAGAAACACATGTTCCAGCACAAGCTGACTTTATGGGTAACGTGTTACCTTATTCGAATATATTAAGTCAACCACCAATTCAAAAAGTATATAATATTAGTTTATCAAATCCTATTGGAAATCATTCCATGATAAATAGAATATACGAAGATATGTTACCAGGACAACCACACGTTTATTCTGCTCTGACAATATATGAAAGAATTCAATTATCTAACTTTTTAAAAAATACAATAATTGATAACCACGATGGCGAAGATATGGATATAACTGGTGGCACAAGCTCGTTATTATCATATATAAAAGTAATGGATTGTAATCCTTATTCAACAAAAAGTAATCCATATCACGATTTATCAAAAGATTTCTTATTATATAAAGCAGCATATCCAATTAGATATAGTGATAAATCACAAATAGAAATAGCAAAACAATCAATGGGTATGAATGTGCGAATGTATAAAATGACAAATGGTGCTGTTAAATGTAAAAGTATTAGTTCAGATATAACAGATGAGAATTTTGATTTATGGCGTGAAATAAAGTATTATAATTGGGTTAAAGATTGTATTGTAAGAAATAAAGTATCACCTAATTTTATTAGTCCATATTTATATAAAATTGACACTAAATCAAGACTAGATTGGGATAAAATAGAATTAATTAAAAAGAATGTTCAACTTAAACAAGACACAAATATTTTAATTAAAAATCAACAAAAAATAAATAAATTACATAGTATTAAAAAATCTTTAGGACAATTATCATTAATATTACCAAAAGTCACTGAAAAAGAAAAACTTCAAGATATGTATCACAATATTAAAATTAAATTAGATGAAGAGACACGTATTAAAGTGAATAGAACAGACGAAATATTTTTTGGCGAGGAACGTGATTTAAATATAGAAAATATTGGAAAATTATATAGGGAAACTATTGAAAACTTAAGAAAACAATTTAAAATAACTGATAGTGATGAGCCAGTTGAAGATTTAACAGAAAATTCTGGGAAAGTATTAATATTATTAACTGAAGCACCTACAACAAATATATTACAATGGTCTGGATCTGTATATGAAAAATTTGGAACAATTAGAAAAATGGTTTCAACAGGGTATCATACACCAGATGTATGGAAATCAATATTATTTCAATTAGTTTATGCGTGTGCTGTTTTACAAAAATCAGGAATTTTAATTGAAAATTTTTCATTAAAAAAAAATATTTTTATAAAAGATATATTTACTGATTATAATTCAATTGGTTCGTGGATTTATAAAGTAGATAATGTAGATTACTACATTCCAAATCATGGATATATATTAATGGTTGATTCTCAATTTTCAGATATTAATACTACATTACCTACAACACAAGATACAAAAACAAAACAACAATTTAAAATATATGGAAAAATTTATGTAAAGAATGATTTTTATGATCAAACACAACTTGATAAAAATATTATAGATCAATTCAAAAATGTAATAAATCCTAATAATTTTAGACAAGAATTTAGTGTAGATGGAGGATGCAAACCAGACCAAGATATTATTGATCTTATTGGTAAAATTCATAATTCAATTAATGATGATACACAAATATCAAATTTAATTCCAACATTTTTTTCAGAATTTATACATAATAGAGTAGGTACATTATTATTAAAAAGTGAAAAAGAAAATATAAATAAAACATCTAAACCAAATTTTATGAAAGGGAATTTAATGGTTTATGAAAAACGATTTGACGAATATGAATGGGTTATTTATCTTAATGACTGCCCAAATTGTCAATTTCGAAAAGAAATAATAGTTAAAGAACATGATAAATATATAAGAAAGAGTATATATCCTGGTTCATTAATTGGATATCCTGAAAATGAAAAGATAATACCAGCATCAAATAGTAGAATGAAATATGATGATAAACATATTTACGAAACATATAATTTAGATAATATAATAGTAGAATGAAATATGATGATAAACATATTTACGAAACATATAATTTAGATAATATAATATAATTTTTTTCTATATAATAATAATAATGAATTCAGAAAATAAAAAATTTTCAATGCAAGAAATGCCTATTGCTTTTTTTTGGGATAATGAAACAACTGCTAGTTCTCAAAATCAAATGATTAAAAACCAAGTAAGAATAAGTGAATGCGAACAAGGAAATTTAGAGACAATATTTTTTTCTCACGAAAATATTGAGTTAATTAATAAACAATTAATATTAAGTGTTTTTAAGAAAACAAACGGTGAATTTAAAATATCACCTCAAAAACGAGAAGATTTAATAATTGTTATGAGATATACATTTTTGGAATATGCAAAACATTTACCATACGATATTGCTAAACAAATTAGTGATTTAAATTGTTTGGTTGTCGGACAAATATTACCAAACGTTATAACACAAATTACACAAAGAAAAGAGTTTTTACGTGTTATAAATACTCCACGTGAATTATTGTCATTACCAACAAGTAATAATAATAATACATTATTATCATCGGTAACAACTACTTTTTAATTAATTAATTAATTAATATGTTTATTAAAAATTAAATTATTTTAATTTTTATTTAACATTATTTTATTACAATGTTTATTTACATATGTATTTCACCACCACTGTTATCACTTACCAAGGCATAAATAAATATAATACCTCTCTTGTTAGCCATGGTAGTAAAACTTAAAGAATCTTGAACATTGTCACGATGAAGTTGTCTAATAGGTGGGCGTATTGTTGGTGCTCCCATGATTCCAGGAATTGTGTCATATACATTTATTGGGTCATAAATTAAATATTCATCACGAAAGCTTGTATTGTTATCGGAATGCTTCATGAGTAAGGTTGACGATCCAATAACAATATTTTTGTCTACGAATGAACCAGTATTTAATTCTGCTACAACGACCGATCTAAGTTGGTATATATCTTTACTAATGGTGATCTGTGTATCGAAATTGACTTCACGATCATTTAAGCGCTCGAATCCAGATATAGTTAATGGTAATCGATTAATATTAAATGGTTGCATATCTTGAGGGCGTACAATATTAGTACGTCTATCAATATAAAATATTAAAACACCTTTTGAATATATAATGCTAGTATTACGAGAAGTAATAACACCATTTTCTAAAAATAATTGAGATGATTCTAACGAATCCTTCAAGTCGACAGGGGTTGAATTATTTAATACGGGCGGGAGTTTTAAATTAATCATAGAAACATTAGTTACAACTGGTCTGATGTTTTGTTGGTACGGATTGACGTTAACAATTAATGGGGAGAATAATGGCATTGTAGAAACAATAGTTGGTCTGAACGAAAATGCAGATATTAATCTTTTAAGAACGGTACCATCATATCGTCCATATACTAAATCAGGAGTATCATATTTATTAAGTTTGCACATATCTATTGAACTAACGAAATTACTGAATTGGCTGCCATAATATTGTCCGTTTCTTAAATTGAGAACTGCATTCCATAATTGATTTTGAATAAGAGCTCTGTTATATAAATCATGGATAGACGAATCATTATTACAGATAATATCATTTGGATCATTTGTTAATGCATAAAATAATTCATAATCAGATTTTGTGGTCAAAGGTTCAGAATTAAATCTTGATCTAACAATAGATGTAATGTTGGAATGTAAAAAGTGAGATTCAATGACATCAAATTTTGGTATAAATAACGCAGCTACAACAGCATGAATAGATTCGCTTGGTCTGTGTCCAAGTTCTCTTTTAAATCCACCTGTAACTGCCTCGTACGCACAATCTTCATACTGTACAGATTGTAATATAACTTGTGCGTGTAATGCCTTTGAAGATGCGTGTAATTTTACAATATCTTGTAAAATCTTTGCGTCATGATCATTTAATGAATTATTAAAAGGCTTAATATCTAACGACACAGACCCCAATATTTTCATCATATTAGTAGCAGGGGTAATAACTTCGGAACTTTTTAATCCAATTAATTCTTGTTCGTAAATACGTTGAAATTGAGAAAATTCGTCTTCGGATAAACCATATTTACTTTTAAATAATCTAGCTTTTTCTAAAATAATATGAAATGGAAGACTGCTGTCGCTGTATCTACCACGGATTAATTGTGCGAATTTTTTAGATTTTTTATTAATATAATTAAGTTTATCTCCCCAAGCTTGTTGAATGGCAGCCGCCATTTCAATAGTTCCATATTCGTTACTTAATTTGGCAATATCAACCTTTGTTTTATTAGATTTATTCATTTGTTTAAAAATTTTTGAAACAGCATTTTTAACTTTATCGCTGTTATTTTCATTATTACCATTTCTTATCTGTTCAGAACCAGAATCCATTGTTATATATTAAGATTTAGAAATTATATTTTTAAAGTTTTTTTAAATTAATTAAAGAATTATTTTTTAATATTATTAATTATGACTTATTTGTGGATAAATAAATATAAACCAACTAATGTTGAAGAAATTATTGGTAATAGCAATAATATAAATTTTATTACAGATTGGCTGCATAATATTATAAATAATAATCATGGGATAATTATATCAGGATCACATGGTATTGGTAAATCAGTAAGCATTGAATTAATTTTAAAAAAATTAAATTATATTGTTAGAATTATTAATCCAATGGATATTAAAGAACATCGAGATTCTAATGATTTTGATGATTATTATAATTTTAATAATTCTGTTTATTCAAAAATAAATTTAAATAATAATAAAAAAGTTGCAATAATAATTGATAATATTGAAAATATAACACTTGTAAGTGAAAAAAAATTTATTATGGATATATATAAACAAAATAATAAATTTAAAAGTTTTCCATTAATATTTATTTCAAATAATCAACATTCTAAATTATTAACTGAATTAAAAAAAGGATGTACTGAAGTACCATTTACGATACCAGATATTCAAGATATTAAAAAATTAATATTGAGAATATGTAAAAATGAAAATATTACATTCTCATCAAGTAAAATTTTAGATAATATTATTACATATTCTCAATATGATATTAGACGTTTAATTAATTTATTACAAGAATTATCATATCACAATATTGGTGGTAAAATTAAAATAAAACAAATAACAGAATTTATTAGTAAATCAAAAGAAAAAAATATAAATATAGGATTATTTGATTCAACAAATAAAATATTAAATAATAATTTAGATTATGATACTACTCTTAAATATTATGAATCAGAAAAAGTATTATTGCCATTAATGATACATGAAAATTATATTAAAAAACTATTATATAAATCAGATAATTTATGGAATAATATTATAAAAATTTCTGATTCACTTGTACAAGGCGATAATATTGAAACAAGTATTTACACAGACCAAAATTGGTATTTACAAAATATACATGGTTTTTTTACATGTTATAATACATCATATTGGGTTAATAAAAATTTAACTAATTATGATTTAGATAATGATAAAATTAAATTCAGTTTAGATTTAAATAAAACATCATTAAAAAATATTAATCGTAAAAATATTTTAAATTTATCAAAAATTATTAATAATAAATCAAATTTAGAAATATTAATGCTTAATAAAATATGTAATCATTTTATTGAAAATGATAAAGAAGAGCTATTAATTGATATATTAAATGGTTATAAAAAAGAAATAACAATTAAAGAAATTGAATTATGTTTAAAAATCGATAAAACAACAGATTTTAATAAATTAACATCAAAAGATAAAAAAAAAATAATAAAAATTTTAAATACAAAAAAATTATAAATATTTTTAAATATATGTTTCATTAATTTTTGATAATGAAATAAATTGTATATTTGAATCAGAATTAAGTGGATTAAAAATAGTTATTGAATCTGATAAATATAATAATAATTCATTAATCCACATTATCATTTTATTATTTAATAATATTAGAACATCTTGAGTTAATAATTGATAATAAAAATTCATTTTAATATTATCACTTGATTCAAATAAATAATTAAATGATTTTATTTTTTTTATATTTTCTATATTTTTAGTATCAACACCTGGTATTGATGAAGCCCATATCCATAATTTAGTGTCTTGTTGATATATACCATAAAAATAATAATTACCTGTAATTATTTTTTTATTTCCATCATTAATACTTATTTGTTTATCAGAACCGTCTTGAATAAATGTTAAATTATATTTTTTATTTGATTTTAAATATTTAATTATTTTTTTTTTTTTTTGAATATTTAATTCTCTAATTTTTTCTAATATATTCATTATTATAAAAACTATTAGAAAAAATTTTATCTATAATGATATAATTTTATTTACACATCTAATTGTAATTATTATTTGTCATATTACTAATGAGGTGTAAATTATTTCGTAATACACATGTTGTTGAACCATTTTTGAATAATATTAATTTTAAAATAAAAAACAAACTACTAAATATAATTAATGACAATGTAATAGAATTAAATGGCATTAATAATGAACACGTATCCATAAAAGAATTTATAAAAAAAATATTACAAGTTAAACAAAAATTTTACTAAATAAAAATATAAAAATTTATTTAGTTAAATCAACAATAATTTAATAAAAATATAAAAATTTATTCTATGATGATATATATAATGAACTTTAATAATATAACTTTTTTAACATCTCTAATTGTAATAATTCTTTTGTTTTTCGTTGTTGTACCAATTGTCGATAATCAATTTTATAAAAACTGTAATATTGACAAATTAAAAGAAACAGTTGGGGAGGCATTTAAAAATGTAGAAAAATTTACTGAAACTAGTGTCGATGATACTCAAATATCATTAAATGCAATAGAAAAACAAGCTGAAATACTAACACAAGAACTAAAAAATATAGACGAGGGACCCAATGGGGATAAAAAAAAAGAACGAAGACAAATGATAATCCAAACACTTGAACATATAACTATAAAACTAGAAGTAGAAAATTCTGTAGTGGATACTCTAACATTATTAAAGAATACATTAGAATATATCGATAAACTAACACAAAATATTAAAGATTCAGATGAAATAGAAAAAATGGACTACCGAATAAACCAAAAAATAGAAAGAAGAAAAGAAAAAATTAGAGTTAAATACATAAAAGAAAAATTACATGATGAGGTTGCTGCAGAACAAGCAGCATCACAACTAACCTTATATGAAAAAAAAAGAATACTTGAAAAGGCAGTTAATAAATTAGAAAAAGCAAGAACAATATTAGAAGATGCAAGAACAAAATTAGAAGACACAAGAACAAAATTAGAAGATGTGCAAGAAGAACTCTTATATGCAGAAATACAAGAAAAAAATGATGCAATAGAAGAAAGGAAAAACGCAATTGAAGAAAGGAAAACCGTAAAAATAATATATGATAACGCAAAAACAGAAAAAAATAAAGCAATAATAGAAAAGAATAAAGCACAAAAACAAGTAGTACTAGCACCAACGTTATTAGATGTTGCGAATGAAAAATTATTAATTGCACATGAAAACTTGGTAGATACAAAGAAAGAAATAGTGGATACAAGAATAGACTTACAAGCTGCACAAGAAACCATAATAGCATATGAAAATAACATAACAATTGCAACAAAAACAAGAGATGATGCATCAAATTCATATGATGAAGCAAAAATAAAAAATGAAAATAACATAACAATTGCAACAAAAACAAGAGATGATGCATCAAATTCATATGATGAAGCAAAAATAAAAAATAATAAAGCAAGAACAGAAAAGAATGATGCACAAACAAATGTAACAGCGCTAGGAGGACCTGCGCTAACAAAATATGATGTAGCAAATGAAGAATTAATAATTGCAACTGAAGAATTAGAAGATATAATATTTTTTAATAATGTATTTGGATCAATAGTTAGAAAGCAAGCACTTGCAGCCCCGCTTGCAGCCGCAAAAAATAAAGTTGTAGATGCACAAAATGAAGTTGATATTTTAATAAATGGTACTGAAGGTTTTGCTAATAACGACAATGTTGTATCAAAAGCCCAAGAATTAATACCAAAAGTCCAAGTAATGGCAAACGAACAAATTGACCTTTATGGCATTGTTGAACCAACAGCACCAATTGATTTTAAATCTAACACACAAAAAAATAATAATATTGTTAAAATAGATCAAGAAAGATGTTGTAAAAGTTGTTGTTCAACAAAACAATGGCCTGTACCAAACGAAATGTTAGATAAATCAATTCCACAAGCCGAATTAAGTGAATTTACACCAACAAATTTTTCGTGTAATTTTGGTGGTAAGAGTGGGTGTGTTTGTATATCTAAAGAACAAATAAATTATTTAAGTAATCGTGGACAAACAGTTTAAATCATTTATTTTCAAATTAAAATAAAAAAAATTTTAATTTAATAATAATCTCAATAATAATATATAATGTTAAATCTTTTAGTAGAAACCAAAAATGATTATTTTTCACATTTATCTACTTTATTAACTCCTTTAATATTTGAAGGTATTCAATCAATTTATAAAGAGGCTCACAAAACATCTGATGGAACTGATATTTTAAAAATTTTTCAAACATATCTCAAACGAATTCCAAAATGGAATAAAAATTTAATAGAAATAGAAACAAGTAGAATTATAAATTCTTCACATAGTTATGGGTGGTTAGATGATTTAATTAAAGCAACATTAAAGTCAAATTTAATTATTTTGATGTATAATCCAACTAAAAAAATTCAAGAGAAACCAGATTCTTCATTTTATAAAAATATATTGATTACTGATGTTATTCATAAAGTTTATATTGAATGTGCTCGTGAAATATGGAATAATCCATATTTATTATATCATAATTATCCACCAATTGAAATAAAACGAAATCAGAGAGATTGTATGAATATAATAAAAGAATGTATTAAAGAAGCAATTCGAAAGTTATTACCAATGAAACATATATTAAAATTTTATTTGGATGAAGATATTGATGTAAATATATATAAACAATATGAAGAAAATGATCACGCAGATAATATCGTATCAGTAAAAAAATCAGATGATGTTTTTAATAATGAATTAGAATATAATTCAAATAATAATGATAGTAGAACTATTGGCTCAAAAATATTAAATATTATTAAATCTGATACATCTGATACATCTGATATAACTGGAGTATTATCAAATAAAAGTAGTATATTTGAACAAATGGATCATTTAGTAACAGGTAAAATAGTATCTCATAATAATGATGTTTTTGAACAGATTATTTATTCATCTGACAATAAATTAAATGATGACATATTTGAACATATTAGTCCTTTACGTAATAAAACAGTTTCATTGGATTATATAACAGGTTCTTTAGATAATAAAACAAGTTCTTTGGATAATAAAATTAAAACAATTTTAAAAGACAATTTAAATGACACCGATTTAAATGATTATGGAACAAGTTTAAATGAATTAGATCCAAAGATGAAATATCAAGAAATATTTAGTAATAATTTAAGATAATTGATTTTTTATTGTATGTTCATGTGGTTTTGATATATTAATAACTAATGACGGAGATATTATATCAATAATAATAAAAATTATTATTAATAATAATGTGATTAAACAGATTTCATTTGTTTTTAATACTTTTTCAGGAATATATTTTATAGTTATAAAAATAAACATTCCCATTAAAATATATTTAATAATTTTGTAAATTGATTGATTTTTAACTTGACTAATATTTATCATTATGTTTTAAACTAGATAAAATTAATATAATTTAATTATTTTCTTTATTATTTTAATGGAATTAATTATTAAACAAATAATTATAATAGTTATAACTTTTTTAGTTATTTTATGGTTTCAATATAACGATGATATGAAACATAAAAGAACAAGAATTGGTATATTTGATAAAATTAAACTTCCTTTATTAGTATGTACTATGGTTGCATTAATTTTAAATTTATCATTATTATTTAATAAAACAACTAATATTATTAATGTAGAAATTGATGATTGTGTCAAGGGGGGTGAATTGAATAATGTACCACCAAATCTTGGTTCAAAAAATATGAAAGATATTTTAGATAATTTAGAAATATCAATAGAATTACCAGATTTTTAATAAAAAATTGAAAATAATGTATATTATGTCAATAACTTATAACAAATAAATGAAGAAACTACAAGAATTAAAAACTTTTAATAATAAATTTATTGATTCATTCAATAAATTATATTCAGAACTACAAGATAGTATTAAAGAAATTAAACAAGAATATAATCAAACTATTATAGATGAAAAAATTAAACTATTAATTGAAATTTGTAATGGCGAAGAATTAAATATTGATGAAATTAAAAATAAATACTTGAAACCAAAAGAATTATCATCACTTGAACCTATTTCTGTTCATAAAAATATTATCACAATTGATGATGATCTATTAGACAAAATTGTGATAGATAACCAATCGTATTATTATACGCCAATTAAAGATAGTATTGTATATAATACTAACAATCAACCAGTTGGACAATATAAAAATGGTAGTGTCGTTTTAAATTAGATGCGATTAATCGGATTACATGCGATTAATTGAATTAATCGTAATCTTGCTTTTTTTGACCATTTTATATTATATTTATTTAAAATTATTTTAATATCACCATTAATATCTCTATTATTAGGATTTTTAATAATTTCTATACAGCTTTCTAATTCGTCACAACCACCAATAAATAATGATTCCATTTTATTTTCTTTTTTTAAAAAAATTTGTGGATATGTATTATAATTTTCCATTTTAAATTTATCTTTATCTTGAAAAGAAATACGTGTTATTTCTTTTTTAAAATGATTATCACCAAGTAATACTTGAGCCCTGTCTGAGTAAGGACATCCTATTAATAATATCGCATTTATATAATAATTTGACATATATTATTAATTAGATTATTTTTGTTTTAAAGATTATTTATTTATTATTTATAACCTTTAATAATGCCAGGAGGATTAATTCAATTAATAACTACAGGTATCCAGGACTCCCCACTAATGGGTAATCCAGAAATTACCTTTTTTAAAAATGTATATAAACGACATACACCATTTTCGATATGTCAAAATGAAAAATTCATTGGACGACATGAATTTAATAAAGAATCGTCTAAAATTATTGAGAAATCGGGTGATTTATTATCAGATTTATACTTAAAAATAGAAATACCATATTTTGAAATAATAAGAAAAGAATCAAAAATAAATACTTTACTTGAACCATATAATATAAATGAATTATCTGTAACCTATAAAAATATGGATAGTATCATGATTTATATTGAAAATGATAATATAAATGAACAATGGTATTTAATTCCAAAAAAATTATTTAAATTATTAGATTTCGATATCAATATTGAAATGATTGATTCATCATTAATATCTGATTATGTATTGCCAGATTATGTTAAAACTGTAAATTATGATAAAAATATTAATTATTGTCAAATATTAGATAACCCTATTTCATCATTAATTAATTTATTATATCTTAATTCTAGTTATTGGGAACAATATTGGTTAAAAACAATTACAACAAATACAGCATTGTCATATAACAATACACTACTTACACTACAGGGTAAATTTAATTTTATATATTCATCAATTAAACAAAGAATTTATAATTTATATTGGAAAAATAATCATACTAATTTAAATTATACATATTTTAATATAGAGTTCAAAATATTTGAAAATGGGTCAGCACTTTTAAACAACAATATATATGTTATGAAAACAGAAACTGAACGTTATTTTGAATATGTTGATTCTATTGAAAATGCTCAATTAAATCCTGATTTTTTCGATATTGATATTGTTTATAAATATTGTGATGATAACTTTTTAACTTTTACAGATTATAGAGATGATATTTTAAATAATAATTCAAAATGTTTATTATTAATATTATCTATTTTATATTCAAATAATACAATTATATATACATTTTGGAAAAAATATAATACATCTCATTATAATAAAGTTAATATTAGTACAACTAATAACAATACTATTGATGAGTGGACTGAAAATTTTAATATTTTAGTATTAAAAATATTTGGAACAAATAGTGTAAAGAATATTATTTTTAAAGAATTTGAAACAAATTTTTTTAATAATGAACAAATTATAAATAATATTTTTAATGAATTAAAAATAGAAAATCCAACAAATTTATATATTAAATTAAAAACAATTGAAGATAGATTTAATTTAATACCAAATTATCAAATAAATTTTAATAAGGGTTTTTTATCAACAAATTATATAGTTTCTGATGATGATGATTATGATTCATTATATAATCAAGATAATTATTATAATTTATTAAATTTACAAACAAATAAATATAGTATATTAAATAAAATATCAACAACATTATCTGAAAACGAAAATGATAATTTAACACCAGTAGATATTATAAATATTTATAATGTAATTGCGAACCAAGTACTTGATAATGTATTTGATTTAGTCAACACAAATAATGCATTAAAATCATTTATTGTGTTATGGAGAAATGTTGTAGTAAATCGATTATATTCTAATTATTTGGATGTTTTTAATAATACATCAAAAATAAATGACATTGATCGTAAATTGACCTTTTATCATAATATTATTCCTGGAAATATGTTTTCGTCGTCAGAATTTAAAAGTTCTTATAATGAAATGTTTTTTAAAAATAGTTGGTTTGGTAGTGTTAGTATTGGTAATAATGATTTTTTAGATTTTAAAGAAAATGTTTTTAAGGTAGAAATTAATACATTAGGAACAGATTTTACTGATTTGATACCAGAAAAAAATGTTAATAAATTATCAATAACAAACACATATACTTTTATATATTATAGTACAGTTGATGAACTTGATTATTATGGGAAAGTTAATTTTAAAAAAGTAATTTATGATGATATTAATAAATTACTTTATATAAAATATGATAATATTTATAATTCAAATACATCAATCGTATTAACAATTAATGGAACAACAACAATACCAACAAATATTTATCAAAAAAATTCGTTTAATGAATTTAAATTTAATAGTATTTATTTAGTTTTTTCTGGTATTTTATCATGTCCTTATAATTCAGTAATTATATTAACTGTTACATTTATTAATTATATTCCAGCTTTATATTTTTATCAACCAGACTTGGAGTATGCAAGTTTAACATCAAATAAATATTATTTATTAACAAAACACTCGAATAACAAAATTAAAAATAAATTTATAAATAATAATTATATAAGTGAGATACCATCATCTTTAATTAATAATAAAAATATTACATTATTAACAATAAATTATCAAAATAATATGTTAGTGAAACCAGATATATCATTAGTAGAATTTATGGTCCATACCACTCATACATTTATAAATTATGGCACATATATATATGGAATATCGTATTATACTAAATATTATGAATCTGAAATAAGTTCTCAAAAAACTATATCTTATTCAGCTGATTTTTCTGTAAACATATTTAAATTACCTATTTCTGAAAATACACAAGTAATCGGAAGAAGAATTTATAGAACCAAAGCAAATGAAAATAAATTTTATTTACTTTTTGATTTACTCAATAACGAAACCATAGAACTTCATGATAATATTAATGACGAACAATTAGGAATTGATTATAATATTAATAATAATATTAAATATAAATTATTACCAATAAATAATATTGATAATACAAAAATACCAATTAAAATTAATAGCGAATATCAAGTTGAAACATTGGATGGAGAAATATATACATTTCCATTAAATTATGATAATATATATGAAATATATATTGAAACATTTAATAATTCAGTGACTATCAACGATTCAGAAACTTTAACATCATCAGGTATATATACTACAAATAATGCTTTATTAAAAGAACAAATTATTAATGCTGGGGATGCTAAAATATTTAATTATTTAGTTAATTCATCAAATTTAATGGACATTCATAAATTAATATATTCAAAAAAATTATATCCATTTAATTCAGTTGATCTATTATTTGAACTTGACGGTACTTTTAATACGGATTCATTAATCACATCAGGATCATATTATTATTGTATATCATTATATAATAGTATTACTGATTTAGAAACATTTATAAATAATGATCCACAAGATAGTATAACCACAATAACAATAACAAGTACAATGTCTATAAAAATTTATAATTTTCCAAAATTATATGATGATACATATAATTCATATAAAATATTTAGATCAAAAGAATTAGGTGCTAATGCTAATAGTAAAGATCTTTATTATATAACAACTATTTCAAATATAACGGAAAATTTTATAGATAATATTCCAGATTCAGAGCTTGGAGATATTATTAATGAACCTGTTGAATTTAATATTTTAGATAATATTTCTCAATCAAATATTTATAATGAAGTAAATATTCAATCACAGACATGTGTACCTAATTTATATCCTTTTATTAGTCATACTACAGATTGTAATTTCATAAATTCTAAAGGAATGTCTGATATTAATGATTTTTTATTCAATAAACCTTTTATTATGATGAGCAATAATACAGATACTGAAACATTTAATAATAGTATTGATTTAATGAATAGTTTTACCACACCAAATTTATATTTTTATAATATACCGTTTAAAATCAATAGTACATCTATTATTACATTAAATGATAAAGTAGTTAATTATTTATTACCAATATCAAGCCAAGAATTTTTTTATAAAAGATCAGATGATATATATTATAATATTGAAAATAATACAAAAAATATAATAGATAATGAACAAATAACAGAATTATATTTTAATCCGTCATTTGATGAATTTAATTTATTTCCTAATTTTTTAAATAATAAATATTATGCATCAACAATGATTGATATTATGATTAATGAAATTGATTCAATTTTAAGTTTAAATATTGATTATAAAACAATTGTAGATACAATTGATTTAGTTAATAATACATTTATTAATACATGTATACCATATTTAAATAGTTCAAATGATTATATATATGGCAACATGTCAAAACAATTAATATCATGGATTGATGAATTAAATAAATTTAATAATATTTTTAATAATAAAACAATAGACCTACCAATTATAACTTTTAATAATTCTGATTATTTTAATTATAGTCATGACGCAATTAGATATATTAAAGATTCTATAACATTTGATTCAACAACATCAGATTTAGTAAAATTTTCAAGACCATCTACAGATTATTTAGAGAATATAAAGATATTAAGCCCAGTATTTACAAAATTTAGTTCATACAATAAAATAAGTTCTAATTTATATGATTATTTAATAAATATTAGTTCATTTTATACAAATCAAATAGAATATATTAATGATAATATTGATTATTTAAATTTAATGAATCCTAATATTTATATTGAACGATATTTTTCAACAGGAGAATTTTATCAAAATTTAAATGATATATTTTATACAAAAATTAATAACACATTTAATACTTTATTTTTATTTCCAATTTTAGAGATTCCAAATGATTTATATATTGATAACAAATATGTCGATAAATTTACAATGGATATTTCTACTGATACCACACATGATAATTATTTATATAAAAATAATAATGTAAAAGAAATTATTATTAATTCTAATAATATAGATTTTTTCCCATCAATACTACAAGAGAATCCTTTTGAAACATCACAAGAAACATTAAATAGAACAACCTATTTACCTAATATTTTTAATTATGTTGGTATTTTAAATATTAATAATAATAATGAAATTACATTCGATAATCAATATAATATTAATAATGATATTCCTGTAATTAATTATTATAAATTCGATGACAATAATATATATCAAGTTGTTAATAATAAAATTAGTACTAACGTAATAAATAATAATTTAACAGATTTTATTGTTGTTAACCCATACGAGGTCCTTAACCTATATGACAATCCTATTAATATGATAACAGAAATGGCTGCTGCATGGGTTATTACTGCAAATAAAACTAGCGAAGAATTGATTGAACTAGCAAGAATTGCTGATATAGCCGTTGATGATGCTACTACTGTTTATAATAATGATGTGTATGATGCAAAAAATACAATTGCGGTTCTTCTTGTTGTTGATGCAGCAACAACAGCAATGGATAGTTCTCCTAATCTTATTACTGCTACTAATTATGCAGTTGTTGATGCTAAAGAACTTGTTGTTGTTGCTAAAATTGTTGCTAGTATGGCTTTAATTACTGCTGCTAAAACCAATACTGCATATACAACTGCAATTAATGCAAAGACAGTGTTTGATAATATATATACAACTACTAACACTGTTAAAAGTACTGCTTTTGATGCCATGTCAGCTATTAATACAACTTATGATGCCGCTGTTGATGCTAATAATAATGCTCCAACTACTAATACATTAGAGTTTGTTCGGATTGCAAATTTAGCTGTTGTTGCAGCAACTAGTGTTTATGAAAATGCAAATAGTATTGTTGATGATGCTATTATTGATGTCGATGTTGCAAGAAATGTTGTAATTAATGCAGAAAATGTTGCTACTACTGCAGGTACTGCTAATGCAGTTGCTGCTGCAAATATTGCTACAACCGATGCAGAGACTGCGGTGACGGTTGCTGAGACTGCTTTTACTGCTGCTAATACTGCAAATACTGCTGCTATTGATGCTTATAATATTGAATATAATACTATTATAACAGTTAATACAGCTAAAAATGTTGCAGAAACTGCGGAAACTGTTGCAGAAACTGCTGGAAATACTGTAACTGATACAGCTACTGCACAAAATACTGCTAGTGATGTTGCTAATGCTTCTGCAAGTGCAAAAACAATTGCTGAAACTACAGCAAATACTGCTGAAACAGTTGTTAATAATATAAAAAATACTATTATTGATGTTAATGATGTTGTTACTGATGCTGAAAATGCACACAGTGCTGCACAGAATATGGTTACTGCAGCTAATGATGTAGTTAGTGACGCTAACGCAGCAGTAACTAGTGCTGTCGAAATTGTTGTTTTTAATACAGCTTATGTGAATAATCTTGTCGATAATATTGCAAAAGATATTACAGCGGTTGCAACAGTTGTTATTGCTGCTGAAAATGCTGCGATTAAGACTAATCTTGCAGCAACTTCAGCACTTGTTATTACCGATGTTGATACTGCAACTACTTGTGTTGATAACACAAGTACTGCTAAAACATATGTTAATATTATTAATTACGAGGCTACACTTGCTGTTACTACAGCTAATACTACAGCATCCACAACTGCAGCAACTGCTGTTACTGATACTAGTAATACTGATACTGCAGCTGATGATGCGTTAAATTATGCTAATAGTGCTATTACTAATGCGACTGACACAACTAGCACTACTGCTAATACTGCACAAGCAAGTATTACCACTGCAGTTGGATTAACAGTTATCGCTGCTTCCAAGGCTGTTGCTACTACAACGGCAACTACTGATACTGCTGTTGTAACTGCAACTAGTGCTGCTAGTGCTGCTGCTAGTGCAGCAAGTGATGCTATTAATAATGCTAAAAATGATGTTGATGATGCTTATACTATTGCTTCTAATGCTGTTATTACAGCTAATGATGCAGCATTCACAACTGTAGCAACTGCTGTTACTGATACTAGTAATACTGCAGCTGATGATGCATTAAATTATGCTAATACTGCTATTACTAATGCGACTGTTGATACTAGTGCTACTGCTAATACTGCACAAGCAAGTATTACCACTGCAGTTGGATTAACAGTTATCGCTGCTTCCAAGGCTGTTGCTACTACAACGGCAACTACTGATACTGCTGTTGTAACTGCAACTAGTGCTGC